TAGTCGCAAACGACGAAACTTACGCTCTAGCAGCTTAAACTCTGCTTACTTGGTTGCTGATCACCTACAGTTGGTCAACTAAGTTGAAGCGTCCGCATGTAGGCTCGCCACAAGTGATTGTCTCAATCGCTTGGGTTCAAAAGTAGAGAATCGTCCAATCCATCCTGACTGTCGGATCGGTGCGGATTAAAACTAAAGACAGAAACTAAACATGTAGATTCATGAGCGTAGTGCTGGCGGACGCGGGTTCAACTCCCGCCATCTCCACCATATATAGTTAGACAATGTAAAACATAGTTAAACAAAGTAAGACGTAAAAACCTACTAAACCCCTTAAAACACTACGTTTCAAGGGGTTTTTTAGTGCCTATACCGACGTTAATAGGGCATAGTTAAGCATTGACAAGCATAGTCAATCATAGTATTAATGCACACAAGGTACACACGCACTGACACACGGGATTGACGACGATGATAACCAAAGACCAGCAGATAAAAGCACTCAAGCCAGCGGATAAGCGCTACTCAAAATCATTGGGCGATGGGTTGTCGATTGACGTTATGCCATCTGGTCAAAAGTCTTGGGTTCTTGCTTATATTAAGGCTGGCAAGCGCACACGAACAAAGCTAGGCACTTACCCGGTACTATCACTTAAAGATGCTCGCACATTGGCGCAAGAAATGCAGCGTCAGGCAATCATGGGTTATAACGACATACTGGTTGAGGACTTGGTGAAGGAGTGGCTGTCTGTGTACTCGCCAGCCTGGACAAGCCAAAAGTATCACGACACGGTAGTCTATCGATTGGAGCTTGTGACCCACCGCATTGCTAAAGTAAAAGCCAATGACGTGAATCGCGCCATGATATCGAATGAGATTAGCCTACTTATTGCCAATGGCACCATAGAGACGGCCAATAGATGCTTGCGTCTGCTTAACTCGCTGTTTGATTATGCACTAGCCAAAGATTATGTGCAGAACAATCCTTGCTCATTGGTCAGCAAGATGATACCGTCGCGCAAAGTTATTAATATGGCCTGCCTACCTATTACTGAAATGCCAAAATTTTGGACTAAACTTAACTATATGGACATGCAGTTTGAAACCAAGCAAGCAATCGCCTTATATAATTATCTTGCCTGCCGTCCAAGCGAGCTTGCAAAAGCGCGATGGGACACGGGCGAGTTTGATTTAGAAAATGGTATCTGGCTCATACCAGCACACAGAATGAAGATGCGCCAAGAACACATGATCCCGCTGACCGAAAAGCCGCTTGAGATATTGCGCGAGCTTTATAACAATCGCACCAATGATGAGTATGTTTTTAAAAAGAAAAGCAAACCTTGGGAGCACATGCCTACTGAGACACCACTGGCCGCTATCAAGCGCGCGGCTGGGGCTGGCAAGATGACGACACACGGCTTTAGATCACTTCTATCAACACACGCCAACGCCTCAAAAGAGTTTGATAAGGATGTTATCGAGCGTCACCTGGCACACGTACCAGAGAATAAAGGCCGCTTTGCCTACAATCGCGCTGATTACTGGGATGAGCGCGTGCGCCTTATGGAGTGGTGGTCCGATATTGTCACGCCTTGGATTTACACACAGGCATAAAAAAAGGCGCATTAAGCGCCTTCCTCGTCTGTAATTTCTTCATCTGAAAACTCTATCTCTTTTATTCTATCGACCGTTGATTGCTTCCACCATTTTAACTGCTTGTTGGTTCTGTCTGGTGGGTACTGGTCCATATAATTATCGCGGAAGGTGCGAGGGTCTTTAAACCCCAGCTCGTTTGCTGTTTCCTTCATACTCAACCATCTAATCATTGTCGTTCTCCATCAAGCCATATTAAAAGAAACACTTGCTTCAACATCAAATTCAGTTTGGCAGTCGTTGCAAGTCGCGGTCAGTATTTCGCCGTCCATAACCAACACACTACTCACTTCATAACCACCGCCACATTCCGGACAATTAGCATCACCCATATCAAACTCCTACACGTTAATATTAATATTGCCAGTTATGGCATCGAGACACGCCTTAACCAGATAAGCATTGTCGTGATTTTTTATAATCCACTGTAAGTAACCGCGATCAGTGACCGCTATATCCTTGATGGTTTTACCCTGGTGCTTACCAAACGTAAACGAGGTAGGAATCCGCGCTTCCTCGCTGGCAAGATATAACTGTTCCATGCTGGTGATATTACCCAGCTCGCATAGATGCTCTAACAGCCATAGCGTGAAAGTCACGTCATAACCAGCATCATGAGCGTTGCGGCAATACTGGCGCGCTAAATCAGGATTGATAGCATAGGTGAGGGCGCCTAGTGAATGGCTGTCCAAGTCCGGCAGCAATCGACGCGCCAGCGCTTGCGTGCAAATGCGTTTGTACTGGCTAACATCGACGCCAGCATTGGCCGCGACTTGGATGTCGAAGTCAACGTTATGGCCAATTATGTATGCTTCACCGACTGGCAGATATTGCGGTACCACTATCTTATGATTGCGATAATCTTTTACGTCGTCTGGCGTAATGTGACTGACTGCCATCGCGCCGTAGCTGATACGACGGTCAGGTTTGCAGCTAACTGTATAGCCTGGTATCGACTCCTCGCTGAAAGAGTCGTAAACTGTTTCAGCCTCTATATCACCGAACTCATCAAAAGCTATATTGCGATACCCAAGCTGCGTCGCTTCAGCTTCCTTGCTAACATCCGTTGCTTCAAAATCTATAATCATTGCTGGCGTGTTCATGCTGCTTGACTCCCTTGGTTCTTCGTTGACATTAACCTTAATTCCTTTCTTATCATCTGCTGCGCTCTTGCATAATTTAAGCCCATGATTGGCACTTTCTTTTTCTCAATCAGCCGCTCAGCATCTATCGCCTTGCGCTCCTTATCGGTTAGCTTTTGCGCTCTAAGTACGACATAGGATTTTGGCATATCAATATCATTTTCTTTTTCTCGCGCTGCTGCAAATGCAATCTGTGCCATTTCCGGTATGGTCTTGCGCTCGTTCAAGCAATCCTGGTCAACCGTCGCTACAGCCTTACCATATTGACGACTAAAAACATGAGCCGTCATTTTGTAGCGATGGGGATAACCCAGAACCTCATTAACAACACCTTTGCTTCTGAACTCGTCAAAGAACTGGCAGCGGTCACGAACTTGTGTGTCGTTCAATGATGGGTCGAGCGGAATAACCATGTACCCATCGTAAAACTGCGGCTCTTGTTCGCGCTTAACGTTTACTGCTTTAGCTTGCGCCTTCTTGCGCTTATCACGGTTTTTAATCTTTGCCATGCTTTTTACTCCGTAGTAGTTGAAAATAGGGTGTTTAGGCTGGCAGTTGTCCTTTCAAACTAACCCCAGTGTCATAGCCTTGGTGAGCCATCACCTCACCAACTAGCTGATACCAGTTGCCTAAACGATTGATGGTTGATTCAATCAATACTTTTTGCCACCGTCTTTAACACGGTTTTCCATCTTGTGATCTGCACGCTGAGCGTTATAAGCCAGTTTTTCAGCGATAGCGCCGCCTAGGTCGTAACCTTTACCGCCAGCCAAGTCGCAAATGCGGATAACTGCATCTGCTAATTCAACTTCCATCATTTTTCGATGGGGTAGATGGTCGTCCATCAAACCTTTACGATCACCTTCCATTGCCTCGCTAAGCTCGCTTACGCACAGCATTAGCATCTGACCAGTGTTGCGCTTCATACCACTGCCGTCAGCATCGCCTAGGTACTCGCCAGTTTCGGGGCAAGTCCACCAGCCGCCGTTAATACTAGCTGTGTGGCAAGCGTCTTGTAATAGCATTACGGCGTCAGCAAGTGGCTGGCCTGTTAAAATTGGGGTTGATTCTTTTTTAGAGTCCATAATTTTTACCTTTAAGTAGAAGTAGGGCGGCTTACGGCTGCAAATCGTTATTCCAAAAATTAACTAGCCAGCAAAATAAGGGGCGAATGGAATATCGTCGTCTACCGGACCAGGTGGCATACTTGTTTGCTGCTGATTGTTCGCTGGTGCGTTATTGCTTTGCTGTGTTTGTGGCGGCTGACCTTGGCTGGTCATCTGGTTATTAAAACCTTGCTGCTGATTTTGCGACTGATTATTCTGATAACCTTGCGCTGGCTGGTTGTAATTGCCTTGCTGATTGTTACTGCCACTAGCGCCATCTAGCATTTGCATCTGGTCAGCGCGTATCTCAGTCACGTAGCGGTCAGTACCGTCGTCAGCTTGATACTTACGGGTGCGTAGACTGCCTTCGATGTAAACTTTTGAGCCTTTACGCAAATACTGTGCTGCAATCTCACCCAAGCGATTAAACAGTGATATGCGATGCCATTCGGTAGCTTCACGTTTTTCACCAGATTGTTTATCGGTCCACTGCTCAGACGTAGCGACTGAGATATTGGTCACGCTACCACCATTACTGAATTGTCGGTGCTCAGGGTCGTTCCCAAGATTGCCAATGATTAGGACTTTATTAACTCCGCGCATCTTACTGTTCCTCTAATTGTTGGCTGTCTGCCATTGACTGAACACCATCATCAAGAATGGCATCTACATAATCATCTAAACTACTTTCATCTTGTGGCTGCTCTTGCTCGTAGCTTGATCGCTCGTCTTGGATAATCTGAGCATCTATCGTCGCTTTGAGTTTGTTTTGATACTTATCAAAATGAGCTGCTGGTATCATTGTCACGTCTGGAATCGCCTTTTTGATATTAGCGATAGAGTCTGGATTGGTAATACATGCAATCATCTTTTTTAAGATACTGGCTTGCTCGTCATCCACGTACTCAATGGCTGGCTCGCTGGCGTGCATCTGACTGACCTGCGATATCGCAGATGGTTGATTGTTCTGCTGTTTCGGGGTAACGTCGCGTGCTTCGGTAAAGTCCTCGACTTCATCCTTGGTGTAGATACCCATCGTGACTTCAGGCGCATAAACACGGCCAAAGAAAGCAGCGGCACGATACATTGCCATTTGCTGCGGCATCGTCTGCCACTTACTGCCTTTCTTGAAGTACCAGCCTTCTTGTATTGCCATTTCAAGGGTAATAGGAGAGGACTTGACCACCTTGCCGGACGCTTTATCGGTAGCCCAAGCCACACAAGAAAAGTCATTCATGTTGACAGACTTATTAAGCGTTTCTTTATTGCCGTTATTCCAAGCTGTTTCGGTATAGGCGATATCTTTATTGCCTAGGTCGGTAAACTCGAATTGCAAGGTAGTAAAGCGCCCACACGAATTAATACCTGCAATAATAAATTGCGATGACCAAGCTGGCCGTCCTTCAATCAGATATAAGTTCTGCATAATCATTAAAGGATCAGCACCTAAACGACTGGACATATTGAGAGCCAATAGGCAGTTTGCGACCGCATTAGGGTTCTCGGTATAATTTGTGTTTTTGCCTTTACCGTAGCCAGTGGTCTTAGCTACCCAACTTTGGTAAATCTCAGGAACAATATTTGAGCTGGCGAGTAATTTAGCGGCTTCCATAACTTCTGAAAAATTTTGAAAGTTAAACAAACTACTGCCTGTCGCATTCATTTGCGCGGTTACTTGTACGTCGCTATTCATTAGTTACTCTCCTCACTAAGACCAAACACGCTATCAAACTGCGCTAATAGTTGGCCCATCATTTGTTTTTCAGCTTCAGCGCTGGCTTGTTCGCTGATATTGTTCGCAAACCAGTGCTGTTCCTCTTGGTCCATCCATTCCCAGCCAGCGGCGTCTTGTTGGTAGTTATCACTCATGATCGTCGCCTCCCAGCCCAAACAAGTAATTAACCTTGTCGTGTGCTTGCTTGACTGCTTCGCGTGCTTTCTTCGCGCCAGCAATCAAAGTTTTAATATCAAGCTCTGCTAAATCGTTCTCTAAGCGAGAAACTTCATACTCAAGATGATGGATTTCGTTTTGCAATTCATCGCAACCATCGCATGAACTATCATCTTCAACCTGCACACTGCCGTGATTGATTGGCAGTGCATCCAACGTGATAGCCAACTCATAAGCTAAGCTATCAGGGTCGCAATCAAGACCTTCATCGATAAGCTCGGCGTCGGTCATCGTTTTATAGCTGATTCTGCTACTCATGATTCCACCTCACTTTTTAGCACCAAGTTGTATTGCTCAGGCATTTGAACCATAGGCTTATCTTTAGATATAGCGCCTAAAGACAGCCTTAGCATCACTTGCTGCTCTTGGGTCATGCCTATCTGCACTATGCGACCGTCAGTCATTCGCTTGATTAAGCCGATATGATCGATATCATCTGCAAAACCGTGATTTAAACTCATGACTTTCTCCCATACGCCTTAGCGATAACATCGTTTGCATGGCGTGCCGTCTTAGCCTGCTGGCTCGCCTCGTATTCTTCCCAGCTCATATCATCATCGCTGTCCGGATTGGTGTTTTCTTCCAGATAAAGCTTGTGCTCTAAATGCACCTGGTCTTGCGCTTCGATACCAGTTGCTAGGGCATTAGCACCAGTTGCGATGACAGCGCTGGCGAGTAGGGCGGATATTGCGAGCTTTGCAGTCAGCTCGACGTTGACTAACTTTAATAATTGTTCCATAATGAGTCTCCGTAGTAGGAATTACCCCAGTCAATTTGCCTTGACTGGGTTTTTTTATGCCTGAATTTTGGCAAGGGCTGTGATTAAAGCGTCAGCGTGCTTAACTGCTGTCTCTGCTATTTCGTAGCTACCAACGCGCTTGCCAGCATTGGCAGTAATAATCCCTTGCATAACTGCCGCCGCTAACTGGTCGCGTCGGCTTAACGGTTCTGATTGATTACTCATAAGATGGTCCTTATGTGATTGAGGGCAATAGGCAAAGCGTTTGCCGTTTTGATGTGATAATACTATCACGCCATGTGAAAATAAGTCAATAACAAATATCACATAATGTGATTATATTATCTCTTGGTGTGAAAATACAGACGAAAAAAAACCGCCATAAATGACGGTTTTATCTATTATTTACATTAATCCCAATCTAACGCCTCTCTATAGACGCACCAACCATGCGGTAACTCTGTCACTAGCTTTGAGTGCTGTATCAAGTGACAAACCCATATATAAGCCCACTCGTTAGAATTCGACATACTTACCCACCACTTTGCCAACCAAATTACAGTCACCCATTGGCATCATCTTCTGTTCATGCCAATTAGGGTTAAGTGGTCTTAAATACATATCATCCGAGGTTTCACCAATAACCAACTGCTTAAATGTCGCCTCTGTGTCTCCATTGCACTGGACAACCACAAGGTCATTATTCTTTAATGCAAACAATCCAGTCTCAGGCTCTACATAGATAATATCGTCAGGATCAAACTTAGGTAACATGCTTTCGCCGCGTACAATTAAGGCAAAGCCGTTTTTTGATAAGTTATTTGGTCTCGACACCTTCCCTATAGCATCATCAAAAGTCACTGCCTCAACGTTAGACCAGCTACCAGCCGCGACCCAGCTAAGAATGGGCACCTTATCTGAGTTTTCAGCCATTGGCGCATGATCTGTGCCTAGCGGAGCTGGCGATTCATTGGTGCTACCGTTTTGGATAGCGTGAATCTTATCTCTCAAGCTTGCTATTGAAGGCTTGTCGTCTATAACCCCGTCCAGTATGTAGTTAGCATTGCTGTTGTATTTAGCCGCCGCCGCAAGCGCACCCTCTTTAGATACACCTCTTTTAGCCCAATTAGCAACGGTTGAAGCGCCTACGTTTAGGTCACGAGAAATATCGGAATTTCTTTTTGTTTTCGCTACTTCTTGCAGTCTTTTCATGCTTGCGTGCATAAGTCACCTCATTCTTAATCTTCACAAGCCTATAGTACACAAGGTGTGAGTACATTTGTTTCACACACGGCAATTTGTTTATTGCCTTTAATGTCACACTATGTGATAATATTTATCATGCCGTGTGAATATAGGAGTTAAACGTGAAAAATATGAAATCAAAAAAAGAGTTTGATAAGCAGGTCATTGAAAGGCTGGGTGGTGTTAAAGCCATATCTGACGCGCTTGGTTATAAAAACAACACTGTCCACAACTGGGTTAAACGTGGCATCTCAAAAGACGCAAAAATCGATTATCCAGAGATATTTATGCCTAAAAATATCGAGGATGTGCAGCACGTTGAAACATATCTACAAGAGGAAGCCTAGCCATGTCAATAAATCAATTATCACTCGAAAAACAGCGCCAGTCACGCAATATGCAATCAGACATCTTGCACGCAGTTGCAGAGACTAGGCAGGTAAATGTCGCTAAATGCCTTGGCGTAGAGTCAAGCACAGTCGGCCGCTGGCTAGATTCAAAAAACCCAGAAAGCCAAGTTGTGCGCTTTTGCGACATGCTCGCGCTTTGCGGCCTAAAGGTCGTGCCAGCCAATGCCAAGTGCTATGACGCGGCAAAAATCGAAATACTGTTTCGTATCTCAAAGGACCATTTCCAGCGTTTAGACGCGGTTGATGACTTCTTTCAAAACGACGCTGGCATGTATGACGATGTGCGCTATAGCCGAGGAACTGGTTTATCAGGCTTGAGTACCAATTCAAACAACATGCTTGGGTTACTCATGCGCTGCATAGAAGCTTGCAAGAGCTTGGTAGCTCCTAAGAACGCTGTCAGACCGACACTGCTAGTCGCAAGATTGAATATTGAAAACGAGATAAAACAAGAACGCCAAGACATCGTGGCAGACGATGCCGCGTTTTGGAAAGCGTCGTACATATTGGTTCACGTAGCAGCCGTATTAATTGTGCTGACGACGTTATACAGAATGTGGGGGCAGTAATGGTGGAAGAAAAACACTATGCGCCTATGAAGCGCTACGCCAGTAGTAGCGACACATCAACACCGATTGACCATGTTGAGTGGTTCGCTAAAAACAAAGGTATTACTAATCTCGATGATCCAAGCACGAAAGTACGCACGATTATCGAAGATGCAAACAAAGTTGAGCTGGCACGCCAGCAAGCTAAAAAGGCTGGTGAGGCTAAGGCGCAAGACGAGTTTCTTGATGCCATGTTTAATCTTGATAACGGCACAGCGGTATTGCGCCAAAAGAAAGAGCACACGCCAGTCTTAGAAAAGAAGAAGGCAGCAGCGCCCAAGAGAAAGAGTAAAGCCACAGACACGCGAGTAGTAGCAGCAATCAGACGCGCCGGTCTTATCAAAACGCTAAACAACGGCGGCAAAATCAAGCTGGAACGCAAAGAGGGCAATATCAACGACAACCTGAACTATCAAGCGCAGTACATAGATGTCCGCTGGATTATCGAAAAGCACAAACTGGATATCAAGCGCATAAAGTCGGTCAGTGCTAACGATTCTTACTTTGTCCTAGATAAATTTGCTCGCTATCAAATGCCAGAAGCGATTCACGGCGGCGCGGATGACAAAGACAAACTACTCGCAGCGTTGCTTAGTAAGCAGTTGGTGCTGGCAAGTGATATCACCGGCACTAATAAGCTTGCAACCGCGACGATATTAAACCTCGCGACGATACATGACTTAGATTTTTACACCGTTTTTGATAGCAGTCGTAAGACGTACGGCTGGATATTCATCATGGACGAAGAAAAGCGCAAAGCTAAGCTCAAAGAAGTGGGAGATTTATTGCAGGCGCTGGATTTTTTGGAAGAACAAAAGGCGAAAGCTGGGCAATAAAAAACGCCTTATCAGCAGCAACTGATAAAGCGTCTAACAAACTTAACCTGTAACTGGAGTATCACCACATGAACCTTAGCAACGCAATTACCAAAAATCCAAGCAGCAACAAAGGAGATTATGCCATGCAATTCCCAACTATTCAACAAAATACTGATTTGCAGCAAGCGGTATCAGCACGAGAGCTTTATAGCTTCTTAGCACCTACTGAGCGTTTTGCGAGCTGGTTTGACCGACAGTTACAGTACGGTTTTATCGATGGCAAGGATTATTTAGGGTGTGAAGTTTTTAACACCCTAGCAAATCAAACACTTACAGACTTTTTTGTCTCTATTGATATGGCAAAAGAAATATCAATGATACAGCGTTCCGACAAAGGCAGACAGGCACGTCAGTATTTCATTGAGTGCGAACGCAGAGCGCGCCAGCCAGCCATACCGCAGTCATTTTCTGAGGCGCTGCTACTTGCTGGCAAGTTACAACAGCAAATCGAGCAGGATGCGCCAAAGGTCGCTCATTATGACGCGGTGGCAGATCGTAAGACGTTGCTAAATGCCACGCAGGTCGCTCAGTCAGTGGGGATTAAATCAGCTCAGGCGCTAAACAAGCGTCTTAGCCAGGTCGGTGTGTATAACGCCAACTGCAAGCGCGGTAAAGCGTTTCAAGCGTGGTTCATTCAGCGCGGACTGGGTGAGATGAAGCAGGGTGATACAGGTCACATGCAGCCGTTATTTACCACCAAGGGCCAGATGTGGGTTTATGAGCTATTAAGCAAAGAGGTGGCGTAAATGAACACTAATAAGAGGTATGCAATGCAAGAGACCGGCTTTACACAGGTAGATAACAAGATATTTGATGCACAGCCGTATCTAACGCCTATTGCTTTTGGTGTGCTTATGCGAATGGTCAGAATGATTGAAGGTTATCAAGGCAATAATGACGCTGCTTTATCAAACACTTTTTTGCAGCAGAATTGCAATATGAGCAAAAACACTGTCTCAAAAGCGGTAACGGAATTGGTCGAATTTGGATTTTTAAATCAAGAAGTCCAGCAAAGAAAGACGGCTATCTACACTTTGAACTATGAAAATATCGCCGCTTTTGATGCGAAAAAACATGGTCAGAATTTAGCATCCCAAAATTTAGCATCCCAAAATATGACCATTAGATTCCCAAAATATGACCAAGAACTGGGTCAAAATATGGGAAGTAATAAAGAAAACATAAATAAAACTTCTTTAAAGAAAACTATAAAGGCCGATGAGGTTAAAAAACCTGAATCTAAAAAACCATCACCAGCAAAACAAGAGCGAGAGATTTTAGTTAAATCGCTTTTTGACAAATGGATTGAATTATCTGGTCAAAAAATCAAACCCTCTAAAAAACGTCTTAGTCACATTAACGCACGATTGGATGATGATTTCACAGAACAGCAGATTATTGATGCTATGACCTACGTTGCCACTGATAGCTGGCATGTTACCAATGGTCAGAACCTAATCGAGATTGCCGTTAGGTCAACAGAGCAGCTAGAAAAGAAATTAATCAAGGTCGCAGCGCTTAACGCACAGCAAAACAATCTTCAGGGGAACACTCATGCAAGCAACCAATCAGCTAACAACAAACCTCGCAGAGAAACTACAGAAGAATACAAACAACGGATGCAGCGAGAGTTTAACGAAGAGTTTGGAATCGAAGTACAGCCCGGCAGCCATACAGACTGCTACAGCTAAAGTCTTAAATCTTTTTGCAGAACTCAAAGAAGAATATGGCGCATTGTTTGACAACAAAGAACATCGCTACACGCCAGCTAAGGCACGCGAATGGGCGGTTGAGCTGCTAGAGAGTGGTATCAACGCAGAACAGTATCAACATGGACGCTGGCAAGCGGTCAAGCAGCAGGATTATCCCGTAGAACGCGCTTACAAGTTTATTCAGCTATGCAAACAAGGTGAGATTGATACATACCCCGCAGCCAACGACGCTTTTACAGTCGCTTGCCAAAATTGCGGCATGAAGGGTGACATAGAACGCGACTGGAAGCATGAAGTGGTTTATGAGACAGCAAACCGCATTGGATGGGGAAAGCTGGCAAGTGCGACGGAGTATTTCTTCAAGACGTTCAAGCAAGTGTATGAGCAAGTAGTGAGTGAGCATAAGGCTGGCAAGACGTTTGTTATTCCACAGTCGCACCAAGTCGCTTATGAGCATACGCCGGTACAGGTAGGTAGTGAGGCGGATAAGCGGATAACAGCGGAATTGGCAGAGTTGCGGAGGGTGGCGGTGTGAGCGTGAAGAAGGACCCGTCTGACTACACCAAAGGCGAGCGCAAATTTGCTGATTTAGTAGCAGCGGTTAAGGCTGGCAAGCCGAACGCTATGATCTATCGTAAAAATTCAGCGGTGACGGAGAACGGCGATTTTATTATTGGCTTGTCGTATCACAGTAAATTACAGCGTTACTCAGCGAGCGCGATTGAGATAGACGGCGTGCGTGATAACGGGAAGCTGTGTAGTTGGGATAAAGACGGGAACGCACTAGATGACGATTTAAGCGACTTGGTTCTTGGTTCGGTGCAAGTGGGTGTAAGAACAATATAAATGGCAGGAGGGTGTGAAATTGGCGCGAATTGCAAGGTTTAAGAAGGCTAGGGTGGTCACTGATAAAGATGGTAAGAAAAGTATCGTCATGCCAGCGAAGTCAGAAGATGGTATTCAGATATCAATCATTAACTGGGCGAAGTTGCAGAAATACAAGGGCAGGCCGTTAGCTTACTACCTAAGTCATCCGGCAAACGGTGGTTATCGCAAGGATAAGGAGGCTGCCAAGCTCAAACGTATGGGAGTGCAGGCAGGTTATCCGGACTTAATGCTAGATATACCGAAAGGCGGTTATCACGGATTGCGGATTGAGTTGAAGAAGTTGAAAGGCGGCAGAACGCAAGATAATCAAAAAGAGCGTATTGCGGTGCTGAATGAGGAAGGTTACTACGCGGTAGTGTGCAAGGGATTTCAAGACGCTACTGGGACTATTAAAAAATACATGGCAGGCGAGTTATTGATTGCCGATAAAAAGGAGAAGGCATTGTGAGTGAGATTAAAGCAGGGTTATGGCAGAACAATCTTGATGGTAGTTATATCAATGTTCGTAGGGGCAGTAGCATTGAGCCTAGCGATGTTCTTTACAGTGAAGAAGGTTGTGGAGTTGTTCATAAAATGAGTGTGAGAGAGCTTATTAGCTGCTATAAGCCGGTAGAGGTAGACAAGCCAAAACCAGACGTTGACGACACATTCAACGCTGGCAAGAAAGTATATGGCCCTATCCAGCTTCGTACTTCTGAATGGAGTATGGGGCCTTATGAGGAAAAGGTTAGTACACCAATGCGCCTCATTGGTATCGCAGGCCCGGCACGCGCAGGCAAGAACACACTCGCCAGCTACTTGCTTGATAATTTAAGCGATGATTGGTCGCGCTTATCGTTCGCTGATCCGCTTAAAGAAATGCTTAGAGCTATCGGTGTGGATTGTAGTGACGATGCCAAGGCGGTAATTGACGATAGCTACGGTGTAACGCCTCGCCACATGATGCAGACGCTCGGTACTGAATGGGGTCGCAATCTAATTGATAGTGATATCTGGGTGAAAGCGTTTGCGCGTTTGAACGCTGGCAAGTGCGTGATTGTTCCTGATGTTCGTTTTGAGAATGAAGCGGAGCTGGTACGCGAGCATGGTGTGCTGATTCACTTGGTCGGACGTGGTGGTATCGAAGGCAAACACGTATCGGAGAACGCTATTGAGTTTAATCCTGGTGATATCGTGATTGATAACTCGCGTGACTTGGCTTGGTTGTATGGTCAGGTTGATGGTAATGCTATTTTGGGCGAGTTTATAAGCGAGGCTAACTGATGACTGATGTTTTTAAGCAATTAGAGCAAGCGACAGCGATATTAGATTTGCTTGAGGTGCAAAGCTGGCTAGAAGGGTGGGGAGATTACAGCAGGAGAGGGTCAAATTGGGCGCATTTAGGCTATCAATCGCCTTGCGCTAACATTATGCGGGATAATGTGCAGCAGGGCGCGTCTGGCAGTCGTCCGTTATTGTTTGACATGGATGATGAAGCGTACTACACGCTGATTGAGCGCGAGCTTGGACAGATGCGAACGTCACTTGATCCAGTGCTTAATATGTGGGCTAAGATTATTAAGCAGTATTATTTATATAAATACTCTTATACTAAGCTGAGTAAAGAGACTGTGAGTAAGTTTGAGCATGGGGCTGGCACGACGAAGCAGAGCCATGTGCGCAAGGTGCAGGAGCATTTAGCCAATGCTGAGCGACATATTTATGAGGCTATTTTGGAGTTGGTGTGATGGGTAATAAAAGACCGATAGTAAGCAAGCCGTTTATGATTATCGGCGGTCATAACGATAGTCGAGACGGCGAAGTAGTCTATCAAGACTGCTTTTACGGTGAGTTAGGACCGATGACGCGCAGTGTGTTTTTGCCTGAGCCTAGCGCTGAGTTTAATAAGGTTATGGACCTAGGCTTTCTATCAAGGTATGGCACGCCAGAAATAGAGCGGAGAGAGTCGGTATATTATGAGTATGAAGCCGATTGTGTTGCTCGATATGGTCCGGGCGTCTCAAGGTATTGGTTTTATCGCTTAGCTAATGATTTAACCTACAAGGAGCGTTATACAGCGGATCATATATGGCAGCGATTGCATGAGTTTTATAAAAGCCTTGATAAATAAACCCACTCAGCCACACACTCGCCAGCAAAACAACCCCATGCAAACAAATATCAAGTGTAATCGCGTTAATTTACGTGACGCGCTTAAAATAGCTTGATTATTGGCACGACTTGGGGTAACTTTGTGCTATCGTGAACGGGTAGGTTGATGGATAAGAGGTTGTGTATTCGCAATCCGCCAGACTTACCGCACTAAACATATTCTAAAAAGCTCATACCTTAATTGGTGTGGGCTTTTTTTGTGGGTGATTTTATGGCTATTCAGACGATCAACTTAACAGTACCAGGCGGTGACACGCCTCGAAGTGCTAATACAAAGATTAATGCGAACTTTAGCAATCAGACTCATGCAGCTAGTAAATTGGTAGGTACAGGGGAAGAACAAGTGCCATTGTCTAAAGATGTATTTACTGCGGCATATATCAATTCGCTGAAAACTTATAACGGAGCTCAATCTGACCTAGACTCATTAAATTACTATCCGCTAGGAAGCAGGGTTAGTTTATACTATAGCCCTGCGCTCGTAAAAAATCCAGTAGCTGGATTAGATGTAGGGCGGGTTATTGTTGAAACAGTACCATTATATTATGGTGCTATACAGACAGTGATTTCACCGTCAAAAGTTTTGTGGAGGACTACCAGTAGTACCAGTAGCTTAGCATGGTCAGCATGGTATGAAAATTACAGTACACGTAACGTAACAAAAGACTCTAACGGATTTTTAAAAGCCGCAAGTCCTATTGTAAAAGTCTTTGCGGACAAAGCAGAGCTAAACGATGATGCTGTAAATCAAAACGTAACGTACAAAAAGAATGGCGTAGGCGACTATACAATCACAACAGTAAGCGGTCTATCCACTGATGGTTGGTATATCGAGCTACCAAAAGATATGAACGGCAATCCAAAAGTGGCTATTGGCACGTTAGTTGATAATGATGGCGTTATCACACTAAAAACGTACAAGCGCATGTTTAGCATGAAAACATTTACTTTTGAGCCTGACTTAGATAACCCGCTTGATATTCCTGATGGTCGTTGGATTGATTTGCGCCTGAATGAGATTCCAGCAGAAGAAGAAAACCTATAAACCCTTTTGGCTCATAAGTATCTGCTTGTTGTGAGCCTTTTTTACATGCGAGGTAAACCAGAGAGGTGCAAGCATGGCAGATAATATTTGCGGTGCTAAGACACGCTCAAGCAAGCCTTGCAACAATAAGCCTATCGCTGGCAAGAAGCGCTGCCGCTTGCATGGCGGCTTATCTACTGGCGCGCCCAGAGGCAATAACAACAGCGTAAAGCATGGCATCTACAGTCGTATCTTTGATGACAGTCAGATAGACGATGCGATAGCAATGCAGGGCACAGTAAGCCGCGAGCTTGCAATCGCACGCATACAGCTCGCTAACTGTCTGGCTTATCGTAAAGCGCAGGGTGACACGCCAGCGCTGGACGAGATAAAAGACGAAACACTGGCAGATGAAGAAGATGAAGATGTTGTTAAGAAAGCTCGCGCTAAAGATGCAGCCAGATGCGGTGAGTATTATGATCCTGATGAAGATGATTATGGCGGGCAAGAATCAGAGCCGTTAAAGCGCACTAGGGTTTATCGCACACGAGACTGGGCTAACGAAGAAGCCCGGCTGATTAACTTGATTGCTAAGCTTGAGATGCAGCTAATCAAACAAAGCATAGCGACGCTTGAGCTTGAGCAGCGCAAAAAACTGATGGAGGCAGCAGAACGTAGAGAGTCTGGTAGCGGCAGAAACGTAGAGGACATGACAGATGAGCAGCTTAACGCCTACTTGGAGCAGCTACTCAAGTCTTAGCGAACTTGCCAGCAAATTACCAGATTTAAGAAAGCTCACTGCTAAGCAAAAAATTGCGCTCATTAATATCATCAAAGAGATTAAGAAGCGCAAGAAGTACAAGCTCAACGAGTTATTCCCTGATGACGGACCGTTTGCCCGTCATGGTTACACTAAGCACTTATCGTTCTTTAGTGATGGTGCGTTCTACGGCTCGCGCTTGTTCATGGCGGGCAACCGTGTCGGTAAGACGATTGCAGGCACGTACGAAGATACGTTGCACGCAACTGGCCTTTATCCGAGCTGGTGGACTGGCAAGCGCTTTGACCACCCAACGAAGGGTTGGATTGCTGGCAAGACGAACGAGACGACACGCGACATTCTGCAAGTCGAATTGTTTGGCAACGTCGTCTTTAAAGAGGGCGGCAAGAAAAAGACCATAGACGGCACCGGGATTATTCCAATCCACCTGATTGACCAAAAATCAATCAGATGGAAGTCTGGCGTTGCTGACTTGATCGATACAGTCAAGGTCAAACATGCCAGCGGTGGCTGGTCGTACATTGGATTGAAGTCATACCAACAAGGCCGAGGAAGCTTTGAAGGTACGGCGATGCACTACATTCATCTGGATGAGGAACCGCCCGAAGAAGTTTATACCGAGTGTTTGACGCGGACAGCAACGACACGTGGTTTGATTTACATCACGTTTACGCCATTGATGGGCGTGACGCCGATGGTCAAGAACTTCATTGAGAAAGCCGATGAAGGAATTACCAGTGTTACACGCGCTACTTGGAACGACGCACCGCATTTAACAGACGATGACAAGGCAAACTACTTAGCGCTATTCCCGAAACACGAGCACAAAGCGCGTATGGAGGGCATACCTTACGCTGGCAGTGGTCTTATCTATCCGATTGATGAAGATGAAATCATCATTGATAGGTTCGATATACCAGCACATTGGCCGCAAATCAAAGGTATGGACTTTGGGTGGGATCACCCAACGACGTGCGTTACGCTGGCATGGGATAGAGATAACGATATTGTTTATGTCACGGACGAATATGCAGCACGCGAGCGCACACCGCGAGAACACGCGCCACACTTTAACGATAACGGATCATGGCAGCCGGTTGCATGGCCGCATGATGGTTATCAGCATGATAAAGGCAGTGGTTTAACGCTTGCTGAGCAGTACCGAGACGAAGGCGTCAACATGCTCGATGAAAATGCCACGCATGATGACGGCACCAACGGCGTCGAGGCTGGCTTGATGGAGATACTACAGCGCATGGAAACGGGCAGGTTCTTTGTTTTCAGTGATTGTACTGAGTGGCAGGACGAACGACGCACGTATCATCGAGACAAAGGTAAGATTAAGAAGTTATACGATGACTTGATGGATGCCACACGCTACGGCGTGATGATGTTGAGACATGCCAAGGTCAAGCCGAGAGTTGGGCGTAACAGGGTTAATAATAATACGACGGTTATCTAGGAGTTGGTATGAGTAATTTTAAGGTACAAGTTGTAGAGAACGCGGCCACTTCAAGTTTTGACGCAATGTTGACCACAAGAAGCGGCCAAATATTCTACGGCAAAGGCCGTACCAAGCAGGAAGCACACGACGCAGCTATCAAAGCATTTGCAGACGCGGTAAGAGAGAAGAACGCGAAAGCGGCGGAGATGCCTATTGCTATTGACAGCGACACAGGAAAATGGACTATCTCAACTGATAATCCGTATATTGCTGGCATAGGTGCTGACATCCTTAATACCTCATTAGGTGGTGATGCTATACAGTTGCAGACACTATTCGCAGGCTTGATTGAGAAGGCCAAGCGCGAAGGTTTAGATGGTCGATTGATTGCAATGGCCAATACAGATTTTGAACGTGGGTTTATGGCGCTTGAGAAAGCGATCAATACTAATAAAGGATAGGGATATGTCAGAGCTACCGAACAGTGTCACCAAAGAAAGCTTGGAAGATTTAATTGCTAAAAGCGAAGTCGTTTATACAAACCCAGTTGGTACATTAACGCATTGCGTAATCACGTTACCTTGTGGATATGGCGTCACTGGCGAGTCTGCTTGCGTTGATCCAACTAAGTACGATAAAGCTATTGGCGAAAAGTATGCGCTGGAACAAGCCGTGGATAAACTATGGCCGCTTGAAGGTTACTTGCTTGCTAATGATCGTTATCGTGCTGAGCAAAAACGCACTGACAAATATGCTGGCGAGTTCGTACCATGCACAGCACCGAAAGACCCAGACCACGTATTGACTGGTGATGAAATTGTACGACTGGCTGAAACTGGCTCATTGTGCGATTGTGCAGACTTCACCCAATACGGCGGCGACTGTCCGATTGAAGAAGGCGACCAGTTTGATTTTGGTTCAGCCATTCATCTACTGAAGATGGGCAAGAAGGTCATGCGTGCTGGCTGGAACGGCAAAGGTATGTTTGTTTATTACGTGCCAGCGGCCAGTTATCCGGCAGATCGTAATAGCAAGTCAACTATGGCTGGCGAGTTTGCCGATGATATGGTGCCTTATCGTGAATACTTGGCGCTAAAGACCGCGCAAAACGATGTATCAACATGGGCGCCGAGCGTATCAGATGCACTTGCCGAAGATTGGCAGCTAGCATAAAGCAATAAGTGCTATGATTAACATATAAGTTAATCAAAAGGATAATACTATGTCAGACCAAGAAACAATGGATAGAGTATTTAGCGATATGATTGCTACTGGCAGAGGTGGCGTCGTGGTAAGCATGCCTAATCGTGCTGGCAAGTCTACGATACATAGACAAATGCAGCATGTAGATAAAGCGCCAAAAAAGAATGATGATTTTCAAATGATAGTGGATGAATGGCGAGACACACCTCAAGACTGGCGAGAATGGGATTGTATAAAGCGGTACACTCGCAAGGAGATTGAAGATATGTTGACACCTAACCCTATTGAATTGCCGAAAGGCGACGCATAACAATACAACCAAACACCAAGGCCACCTCATCGAAGGTGGCTTTTTTGTGGGAAGAATAAGCATGACGCATTACCAGATACCCAATAGCGTGCTGTTTGGCAGAGCGAAGGCTGGCAAGCACAGCGGAGTGAGTAAAGAGCTGCAAGCCTACAGCCTAGAGACGCTACAGAAGCGTGCGAACAATGGTAATGCGGATGCTAAACGATCGATTAAGCAATTAAAGGATAAAAGCAATGGCTAAGTATCGTAAAAAGCCAGTAGTTGTTCGCGCATGGAAGTTTGACGGCACGACCGACTCACTTCCGCCAATGAATCATACGGCTCACAAGCTATGGTATAGAGAGCACGACCGTGTTAACGACCAACACTTTCCGCCCACTGTGGTTGTGCGAACGCTTGAAGGTGAGATGACAGCCCAAGTAGGCGACTACATTATTGAGGGCGTTAATGGCGAGCTTTACCCATGCAAGCCTGATATTTTCGCCAAGACTTATGATGCAGTGGAGTAAGCAATGTCACTAACCATACGATACGGCGTGCCAGTACCAGCAGCGGTCAAAAAAGGCTATGGCTTGCAAGCGTTTATCTCAAACGTATTCTTTGAGGCAGACGAAGGCGCAACTGCCAATGATGCAGCATTGATACTTTGTCGTCGTGCGTTTGGCATTGGCAAGTCTTATATCGCTGTGCGCCGCAATCAAGCGTACCAGTTGCGCGAGAAGGACGGTAAGTTTCTGTCCGACACGGCAGAGGACTGCGCCCAATACTTGTGGAATGGTCACTCAACCGACTTTGACAAACATGCTGTCATGGATTGCTTGCTTGAAAACATCGATCAGCTGGTCATGCACAAGCCAGAAGGTGAGGATTTAAACCGTAAGGCGCTGGACAAATACTTTGAAGGTGAAGATACCTTTACCACCGGACTAATGGATATTGCCAACTCATGAGTAATCAAGCGACACACGGACTAGATGACGACTTTAAACTAACAAAGGACGGCAAGTTTCTTGTGTGGGCGCATGATATGTATGAGTACGAGCGCGAAGCACAAGCGGAAGGTCGAGCGCTGCGGGCACGCGATGAAAGATTTTATGATGGTCATCAATTCAGCGATGAAGAAAAGCAAGTCTATGCCGAGCGCAACCAAAAGCCGCGCACCTATAACGAGATCAAGCCAGCGGTCGATTGGATTATTGGCTCAGAACGCCGCGCGCGTAGTGACTGGAACGTACTACCGCGCACCGCTGATGATGTCGAGCCAGCCCAATTAAAGACCAAGCTCATTAAATACATTGATGATATCAATAAAGCCAAGTGGCAGCGCAGTACCGCATTTGAGGATTGCGTCAAGACTGGCGAGGGCTGGACACGAGTAAGCGTAGAACCAAACGAAGATGGTGAGCTGATGGTTCAGCTTAACTATGAGAATTGGCAGAACGTATTGGTCGATGGTCAATCGGTCAAAGCTGATATGTCAGACAGCCGCTATATGTGGATAACCAAGATAGTCGACGTTGAAACGCTTGAGCAGTGGTTCCCGAAGAAGAAAGACGAGATTGAGCAGGACGCTGGCGAGTATCAAGAGCTTGACGATGACTTGCGCTTTGACCAGACAGGCGATGACGGCAATACTTTATACAACAACTCGCACAGATTGAGCCAGTGCAGCGACGCCAACATCAATGTGGTGCGCTCAGGCTCAATGAGTATCAGAGGTGGTCACTACTCATCAACGCGCCGCGCTGTGCGTGTGTGGGAAATGTGGTACCGCAAAACAGAACGAGTGGAGCTATTGGCCAATGCTGGCGGATTGACTGGTCAGATATTTGACAGCAATAAGCAAGAGCATCAAGCAGCGTTAGAGAAAGGCGCTAAAAAGCGTGAGACAGTGCGCGAACAAATGCACATGGCTATCTATACCGCGACGACTGTATTGTTTCATGGTCCATCAATCTATAAGCACAACCGCTATCCGTTTGTGCGCCGCTTGGCGTTTATTGATAAGACCACCAAGTCACCTTATGGCGTCGTGCGTCAGATTGTTGACCCGCAATCAGATTTAAACCAGCGTAAGAACCAAGCGCTTTATCTTATGGCAACGCGGCAAGTCATTGCTGATGAAGGTGCAGTCGATGATAAAGACGAAGCTATCAAGCAAGTGGCTAAAGTTAATGGCTATGTTGAGGTTAAAAAGAACGCACGCTTTGAGATACGCGACAATCAAGCGCTGGCAAGTCCGCATGTGCAGTTCGCTGAAATGGATAGCGCGTACTTAAAGCAAATTAGTGGCGTGACTAGCGAAAATCGTGGTATGGGCAACAGCGCCCTATCAGGTATCGCTATTCAGTCATTGCAAGAGCAAGGCACCGTTATCACCACGCCTATCATCGACAATCACCAACTGGCGCACCAGTTAGAAGGTGAGCTTGTGCTATCGCTGTGCGAGCAGTACATCAATCGTAAGATGCAGTTTCGCGTAACCAGTGACATTAAAAACCCCGGTGAAAAAGATTTTGTGGTATTGAACGAGACGCCAGAGACAGACATTACCGCGACGCAAGCCGACTTTGTAATATCCGAGCGTGATTATCGCCAGACCATGCGCCAAGCCTTGTCTGAGCAGTTGATGAACGTATCAGCACAGATAACGCAAGCAACGGGCGACCCATCGGTTGCGATTGGCTTCATTGAAATGGCAATCGACTTGCAAGACTTGCCAAACAAAGAGCGCTTATCTAGCAAGCTGCGTGAGATATCAGGGCTACCACCGATTGACGAGAACGAAGATGACAAGCAAGCGCGTGAAGAAGCACAAGCACAAGAGCAAGCGAAACAGCAAGCAATGCAAGAACAGGCGTTTGAGCTTGAGATTGCAAAACAGAAATCAGCAATCAACCTCGACAACTCGCGTGCCAACCAATACAACCGTGAAGGCGAGCGCGAAAAAGCTAATGCAAGACGTGCTCAGGCTGAAGCATTGGTTAAGTACCTTGAAGCCGCTGGAGTTGTGGTTAATAACGCTGAGCTTAGCAATATTGCTGACGATCTTATTAACAATATGGACAATATCATGAATGGTACGCAGCCGACACAGGTAGGCGGCGATCAGTTAGAGGCTCAAGGTCAGCCAGTTGAGCAAGCGCCAGTACCGATGCAAACTGACATGCCAGCACAGCCGCAAGAGCCAGAACCACAAGAACAACCGCCAATGCCAGATCAGCCAGTCATGCCCGAGGGTGAAGCTCCCGCTGGCGAGGACGGACAAGCGCCAATGTCACCAGAAGAAGCCGCCATGATGCAAGAAGTGATGGGGCAGCAATCAGGAGTGCCAGACGCATGAGCAAGAAAACAAAGTTACTCAAAGCGGTTTTAATAATCGTAGATATTGCGCTCGCTATTCACACCAAGCGACGCAATAAAAACAAACCCAATCCATAAGGATAACCATGATGCCAGATGATATGAACGACGACTTTGAAGTCGATACCAGTGAATTAGAAAACTTGCCAGCCGACGCGGTAGAAGATACTGACGACGCAACCGATGATGACTTTGATTTTGCTGGCTTGACCGATGACGAGATTGCAGCGATTGAAGCGGAAGAAGGTAGCGACGATGATGAAACCGATAGTGATAACGATGGCGCTGCTGACGATATCGATACTACCGAAGATGACACAGGCAACGCAGATGAAGCTGATGACGCTGACGTTGACAATGATGCTGACGATGACTACCAACAAGAAGCTGCAACGGTAGCAGAAAAGCGCACAGCCATTGACGCTGAGTTCGACGCCAAACACGCAGAGCTTGCCGCACTTGGCGAGCAATACGACAACGGCGATATCTTAGACGGTGCATACAATGCCGCCAAGGTCCGCATTGAGCGCGACTTAAAACGTATCGAAGCGCGTGAGGCTGAGCTTGTCACCAAAGAAGATGCCATTGCTGAGCGTGAGACTAGCCAGCAAGAGCAATTCCAAAACGACTTTGCGGCCGCAGTGGGCGACTTTATGGCACGTCCAGAGAACGCCGCGTTCGTCGAAGGCAGCCCAGAGTTTGCCGCATTGGACCAACAGTTAGGCGTTATCGCTCAAAGTATGGCACCGGGCACACCGTTTGATGTGCTACTTAATAAAGCACGTACTGCGGTATCGTCTTATATGGACTTGCCGGAGGCTGGCAAGCAGAACAAGCCAGCGGATAAAAACGTAAAGCCGGAACCTGAGCACATGCCGAGCATTTCTAACATGCCAGCGGTTGTAGCGAACAGCAATGAAGGCAACAAGTTTGCACACTTAGACAAGCTTGGTGGTCCAGAGCTTGAACGCGCTATCGCTGATATGAGCGAAGCACAACAAGCTGAATACTTAGCACAATAGGCTAATACTTACTTATGAATAAAATACGCTATCGAGACTGTAGCATAGGCGATGTTATCGAAGTCACAGGCCCTTGTACCATTGTGGTAGAAAAAAAGAGTGGTCGAGCGCCAAGGCTTAAACTGATAACCAGTCAAGATAGCGAGGTGATTTTTTCAACGGGTGAACAAGCGCATACGTGCTGTGATACCAAAAATAGTCTGACTAAAGGAGACTAATATCATGGCACAGACTAAAATCAACGATAGCCAAGCTATCAAAAAATGGGCAGGCGCGTTATTCGGATCAGCTTTTGCTAAGTCGTTTTACGGCAGTAAGCTGATGGCCTCAACCAAACTTGTCGGTAAAGCCGGTGCAATGGCGAACGCGCCAATCGGTGTTATCAACGACTTGGAGAGTGGCGCCGGTGACAACGTATCATTCGATATGTTTGTTCAGCTCAAAGGTCGCGGTACTTATGGCGATGACGTGTTGGAGGGCAACGAGGAAGATTTAACCGCGTTCACGGACGAAGTTAAAATCAACCAAGTTCGTCACGGTGTGACGCCTGGTGGCAAGATGAACCAGAAGCGTACCATCAACGACTTGCGAGCAATCGCTAAGGTCAAGCTTGAGCGCTGGCACGCTAACCACTTTGATGATGTCGTGATGACAACATTGGGCGGTGGTCGTGGTCATGCCAAAGACTTGTATATTCCGCTAGGTGCAAAGGCACCTATTCGCGGCACAATGGACTACACCCAGTACGATGAAGATCATATCGTCTACGGTGGTTCAGCCACGTCTAAAGCCAGCATGACGACTGCTGATACGATGTCGCTTGATATCATCGACGAGCTTATCTTAAAAGCTAAGCGCGGCGGTAAAGCAGACGGCGAGTTTCGTATGGAGCCATTGGAAGAATCGGCAGAAGAATACTACATGCTGACGCTATCGCCTGAGCAGATCCATGACTTGCGTAAAGACACTGGCGTTGGCGGCTGGCTTGATATCCAAAAAGCGGCTGCTGCTGCTAATGGTTATCAAAACCATATCTTCAAAGGCAGTGCAGGCGAGTACAACAAAACTCACATTAAAGAAGTGAATAGTGTAGTTACCTATAACGACTTTGGTGCGGGCAATAACGTGAAAGCGCATACTGGCGTATTCATGGGTCGCCAGGCTGCTGTGGTCGCGTTCGGTTCAGCAAGTGATAAGAACATGCGTGCCAACTGGGAAGAAAAAGAAAAAGACTATGGCAACCAAGTCGGTATTTCTGCGGGCATGGTGTACGGCACCAAGCTACCAGAGTTTGACGGTAAGGTTGTCAACTCAATGGCAGTCTATACCGCTGTGAGCAAGTCGCGCACCTAATCTAAAGCAATGCTTTAAAAGCAAGTTGGTCATGCCAGCTTGCTTTTTATTTACCCAATTTTTTACACAGTATCTTTATAAAAGGATAAAAGACTATGGCCAAGTTCCAGTCTGAGCGCTATTTGCATAACACGCAGATTCAAAGCTCAATGATCAGTGGCGTGATTAATGCGCCAACCATTACCCATAAATTCACGGCAGAGACTACCGTTGCTGCTGGCGACTTCTTATTGTTGGCCAAACTGCCCGAACGTGCCGCAATTCTGCATATCGAGTTAGTATGTAGCGCCCTTGGTGGCACGCTGACCGCAGACGTTGGCACCATGAACCAAGATGAGACAGCTATCACTGGTAAGTTTTTAACCGGTGCAAACCTTGCCGCTGCTAAGTGGTACAAAGTTGGTGATAACGTCATCGAAGGTCGCCTTGCGAAAGTGCATGACAATCCAACTACTATCGCCGTTGAGTTTAAAGGCACTGCCACGATTCCAAAGGGTGCATACATTCATGTCACGCCGCACTATCGTCATGCCAATAACGACGAGTAAATAATCTGCTGGCAAGTAATTAAGGCTCATGGCATTCAGTGCTGTGGGCCTTTTCATTTAATCTGCTTATTAAAAGGAGTCATTATCATGGCTGACGATAAAACCGACAAGCAAGACGACAAAGCACTTGCTACCAAAAAACAGGCTGATGCTGCTGTGAAAGAAAGCGCAGAAGAAAACAAAGCAATGGCAGAACAGCAAGACCGTATCAAAGAGCTTGAAGCAAAGCTTGCTGAAGCCGAAGCACGCGAAAAGGCAACGGACAAACTAGAAGCGGCCGCTAAGAAAGTAACCAAGGTTGCTGATGCTAATAGTGGTGACGGCGATACTATTCAGTGCTTACTACGCCGCAAGGGTGGCACCAAGGTAACGTTTGGTCATAACCGTGCCACGCAAAAAACCTATCACTTTAAACCGGTTGACGAAAGCGACGATCAATCGCCGCATATCTGTAATGTTGATGATGAAGATCATGCAGACCGATTGTTATCAATCCGTGAGTCGTATCGCTTATATCGCGGTGATTCAAGTTACGTCGATAAGATTGAAGTCACTCGCGGCGCCAATACCGATGAAAGCGCGTTCATCAATAAGTTTGATGACATTTTATCCATTGACTTTGAAACCGCCGAAAACGACACGGTGGCAGACTGGGCAAAAGAAGTGCTCAATCTCACGCCAGCGCATAGCGCAAAGATTCGTGAGAAGGCCGCAAGCCTTGATGTCAAGCCAGCTAAAGGCGACAACATGAATGAAATCTTGCGCAAGATTGGTCAGGCGATGCAGGAAGAAGAACGCGCCGCCAGCGAACAAGCCAGCAAAGGTAAGTAGTAATCACTACTTAATACAAACCCACATTAGGACGATACCGCTATGTTTAGCAGTCAAGACTTATTAAATGGCGTGCGCATGACGCAGCTAAATGACCCTGAAGCAATTACATGGTCAGACTCGGCGCTTATTATCGCGCTCAATCAAGCATTACTTATGCTGGCTTTGGTGCGTCCTGATGCCACATCAAAGATTGCAGAGATTGATTTATCTAAAGGCTCGCGGCAATTTATCCCCGCCGATGGTGAGCGTTTACTTCGTGTAGTGCGCAATATCACAGAGCTGGGCGAAACTGGGCGAGCAGTACGACTGGTGCAGCAAGAGGATATGGATAGCATGTCCCCTGATTGGCACAACGCAACTGGCACAATCGTTAAAGAGTATATGTTTGATGCACGTTCACCCAAGCATTTCTATATTTACCCAACCGTACCAGCCGGTAGCAAAGTTGAGATTGAGTACAGTAGCTATGCAGATAACGTGACCGAACTTAACGTCGGTGATGCCTTGCCAGTATCAGCGGTTTTTGCGCAGCCGGTGCAAGAGCTAATGCTTTATAAATTGCTATCTGGTGACGCCTCAAACGGTACAAGCGGTAACGATCACTTGCGCGTCGCAATGGAACTATTGGGCGTGAAAGACGTGCAAGATGAGCGCGTATCATCGGCAAGACGAACTTCTATTTAATAGGTGATGTATGGCACAGCTTGATGATTTTGTAGATGGGATTAGCATCCATCTAGGTAATACTGACGCAAGCAATGTGCCACGCATTGCTGTGGTATTTGCCGCAAGGCAGGCGTTAAAGAAGTTTTGCGATGAAAGCTTTGCTTATATTGTCAATGCTTTTGACCCGCTTATTGAAATCAATAGGCCATTAACCGATTCAGACTTGGCACTAACACGGCTGGATAAGCGCTGTGAGCTTAGCTTGCCAGCAAACACCCATATCATCAAGGTATGGCGTTTGACGGACAACCACTGCGAGCATGATAGTTGGCTGGCAAGTGCTCGCTATGGCTATCCCAATATTGTCACCTTAGATGACAAGCGGCGCCATACCGATAACGTCGTCGTATCTCTATCCGTCAGTCAAACAACTGAGGAATGCCCGGACTATCTTTTCAATCATTATTATGATGGCTTGTTATCTGGCACGCTTGCTTACTTGCAGATGATGCCAAACCGCGAATGGGCGGTGCCAAACTTGGCGCAAGACCACTATGCGCTATTTGAGAAAGCCATTCAGAAAGCCAAGAGCGATGTAAGTAATGGGTTTTTAAAAAATAGACCGATGAATGAGATACCAGCCAGCTTTGGGTGATATAATAAACCATCTAAGAAGGAGGTTTATTATGGTTAACAAAGCATTGGTTGAGCAGTTAATGTATGACGGTATGCTAGGTTCTGTCATGCCAGCACAAGCTATGAATAGCTTACTTGTGACTCACCTTATAAAAAACGGATTCATCAAAGAAGATGAGTATGTGGCAGATATAGAGCGGCTTAGAGACGAGGCTGTTTTTAAGCTCACCACTGAGAGCGGCCATAGAATCGGTAAGCAGCGAGCGCATGCGATACAAGCAGAGCTTAATATGCACATTAAAGCCATTGGAAAGTAAAACCTTAATAGTTAAAGCAAAATACAAATAATCAAGTCACCCAAGCGGTGGCTTTTTTATTGCCAGTAACTTAATACAACCGCATATGTGGCTGTCTTTTTCACACAAAAAAAGGAGCGACTATGCCGCATAATTATTTTGCTGCCACTCAAATCGCTAAGGGCCTTGCGTTCTCAGTATCAGGAGTGGCCGCCAGCGCAACCGCAGTAGGGTTAGGTGCTCAGCTTAACCAGACCTATGCGTTTTTATATCTACAACTGCCGCTGTGGTACTTCTATGTAGCGATGATTGTATTATCGTTCGTTGGCTCATTCTGGGCGCTATTTACCGACACGCTACAAAGCCGAGGCAATCCTATATTAAAGGCACTGGCTGCTGTTTCTGTGGGCTTGGTATCGTCTTTTATTATACTACCTATGTTCGCTAGGCAGCCTCCAGTTGAGGTTATGCTTGGCGTGTCGCTGGCAGGTTCATTCTCAGGAACGGTGCTGCTATTTCTGATCGCTGATGTTTTAAATGATGAGGTGCTACGCAAAGACGTAGTGCTAGTCATTAAAACAGGAATAAGAGAAAGTGTCGTTATGGTGGTTAATCGTGTGCAATCGATTTTAGCTGCTATCTTTAAAGGAGGCAGTAAATAATGCTATTCATTAATAATGCTGTTCCCATGATAGGTGTTGCCATCATGTTTTACGTCATGCTGACCCAGCGCATTAACACCAAGCGCATAGAGCTAGGAATGTTCTTTGCGCTCAGTATGGCGTTATGGGTGTTTCTCTTTTGGGCGGATTGGACAGAGCAGTTTAATCCCGTTTGGCAAACGGTAGCCGGACGGGTAATCATACTGCTTATGATTCTATGTGTGGTCAAGAAAGCATGGAGGGATACGCCTTGCAAGACCGATGTGTTTAGAAAGAAGCCGAAACAAAGATACCAGTTTATTTATAAATATCGCCCTTATCGTAAGGGCTTTTTTACGCGCGGAGAAAAATGATGAGTTATGACATTAAGATTGATAACGCCGTAAGAAGATTGCAGGCGCAGTTAGGGCTTGCGCCAAAACATATCGATGGCGCGTGGGGCGGAACATCGCAAAAGGCGCTACATGCCAGCGGTAAGAAGTTGGACTACAACTGGGGTGTATTGCGTGACCACTTTGGCAGATTCACCCAAGCACAGGTTGACGGTTTTAATACGCTGCTTGAGGCAATCAATAAGCGCGGCAGCGACGCCATAAACCCATTGTATGCAGCCTACACACTGGCTACCACATGGCATGAAACCGCCGCTAAGATGGAAGCGATTAGCGAATATGGTAAGGGCGCAACCCGCAAGTACGGTAAATGGTATAAGAACAGCAAGGGCGTGGTATATGGTCGTGCCAATCATCGCGGCGATGTTTATCTTAAATCACAATATCCATTTTTATATTATGGCCGTGGCTATCCACAGCTAACCTGGCTTGATAACTATAAGAAAATGGGTGAGCTGCTAGGCTTGGATTTAGCCAACAATCCCGAGTTGGCACTGGTGCCAGCCAACAGCGCCGCCATTATGATTGAGGGCATGCTACTGGGTTCATTCACAGGCTTGTCATTGTCTAAGTGTATGCGCTACGGCTCTTATGGTGAGTTTGTTTACAGCCGCCGTATCATCAACGGTACAGACCGCGATAGCCTTGTCGCACGCTATGCCGTTCAATTCTTAGAGTGCTTAAATATAGTGGACGCCTAACATGCACATACGGATTAATGATTTTGCTGGCACGTTGCCCAAGCTACACCCTACCAAGTTGCCGGATCATGCAGCGCAGTCGTGCCAAAACGTCATGGTCGAGCACGATATTTTATCACCCATCAACCAAGCGAGCACTTTGCACCCATCTAATACGGTAGGTTACGAGAACTTTGCCAGTGCGATATTCTTTCAACACAACAACGTGACCTATAAGAAGTATACCAATAACATCGTGCGCTTTGCCTTCTCACCAGTCCATGACGCCTACCGTCTTTACCGGACAACAGAGGACAGCAAAAAGCCGCTAATGTTTAATGATTGGAACATAGCCAATACTGGCGAGCTTGAAACGGACAACTTCGATTATATCGCTGGCATGACACCGCCAGAGGTAAAAGATATCGTGATAACCGGTATCAATCCACCGGTAATAACACCGCCAGAACCAGACGTGCCAGCCACCTATTCCACACTTGAAGATACTATCAACGAAGTATTCAAAAAAGTTAATGGTCAAAAGAACTCGTCAGGCGTCGATAAGAAAGACGGTGAGATTAACGACGCGGTGACAACCGTTATCAATGCTCTACCCGAGAGCGCAGAGGCAAGGGTTTACGCCTTAACTTACGTCAATCGCTTTGGTGACGAGTCAGCGCCGGGCGTCATTGAGAAGGTACTGTACCTAACTAAAGGTGATACGCCTACATTAACCATTCCTTATGCCGCTGGCGTGCGTCAAGCAATGGTACGCGACTATGGTATCAATGCTATCAGACTGTATCGTTCAGTGACCAACTCGTTAGGCGTGGCGCAGTTTCTCTTTGTTAAAGAATACCTGCTAACCATGCTAGGTGACAGCGTGACCATTATCGATGATATGCCTTACGGCTCAACCAAGATAGGCGAGCCATTAGTAACAATGAATTACGATCCGCCGCGAGTGGGCATGAAAGGCTTGGGCGTGACCGATGACGGCGTGGGTTATGCTTATGTTGAAAAGACCATTTGCTTATCAGAGCCATACACCTTGTACGCATGGCCGCGATTTTATGAGCTTAGTTCGCAGCATACCATTATGGGGCTAGGGCATTACGACAATACGATTGTGGTTGCCACTAAAGGCAGTCCTATGCTGATCAGTGGTAGCGAGCCAGAGAGCATGGGTGTGCTCAGCTTGCCCTTATACGAAGGCTGTGTCTCAAGCCGCAGCATGGTCAACCTCAATCACGGCTGTATGTACGCCAGTGAGAACGGTCTTGTATTGGTTACTACCAACAGCGCCAAACTATTAACCGAAAACGCCTTTTCAACCGAGGATTGGCAGAAGATTAAGCCGTCAAGTATTCATGCTACCGCTTATAAGAACGGCTATCTGTTCTTTTGGGATAACGGCGTTAAAAAAGGCAGTGGTTATATTGATTTGAATAACGGCAGCAAGGGTGTGATGTGGTTTGATGAGCACGCCAGCAATACCTTTTTGAACGGTAATGTCGTGCAAATGATTAATAAAGGCACAGCAGCAATGGGCGGTATTATCTCTAAGCACGCCTCATTTAACCCGGAGTATGGCGAAGCCTTTATCAATAAAACCTTTAAGTGGCAGTCCAAGACGTTTAACTTGGACACGCCCAGGCGTATGCTTGCCGCGCAAGTTATCGCTGACGAATACCCAGTAGGCGGCATTATATTCAGAGTGTACGCCAATAGATCGCTATTGCATGAATCATTGGTGAAAAATCATAAACCGTTTAGGGTTAAAAACCATAGTGTTAAACATGACTTCTCTATTGAGATTGAATCCAGTGTTCCGGTACGTGAAGTGGTGTTAGCAGAAACCATGCGCGATACGATTGTATAGGTGAGATATGAGTAAGATTAATTTGCCAAGCGTACCGAGAAGCACGGATCGTGATACCACTGTTTTCTTGCAGTCGCTTAAAAAAGCGGTAGAGCGATTGCAAGTTGGCGGGCAGACCGAGCTAAGCGACGGCGCTAAAAGCTATGTACTTAGAATAGATAAAAAAACCCGTGAAGACTTGGTTGGTGTCATTGGCGATGAAGCAGGCGTGGGCGCTATCCTTGATAAAATTAGAGGACAAATTACCGAGTCAGAGCTCAGCAAACACTTAGGCGAACGCATTGAGAAAATCACTTCAAACGAGAATGCTATCACCGAAGAAAGGTTGCAGCGCGTGGCTGATGTACTGGCGGCCAATCAAGCAATCGTTGATGAGGCAGCCGCTAGAGTACAGGCGATTACGGATAGCTCAAACTTATTGCAGCAAGGTATTGATGCGGAAGTTACAGCTCGAGTAAATGCGATATCGGCCACTAGGGATGAGATAATTGCAGAGCGCAACTTGCGCGTGGCCGATGTGCTGGCCGCTAACACTAAGATAGAGCAAGAGGCAACGGCTCGACTACAGGCTATTACAGCAACCAACACAGCATTAGAGGGTGAGACGCGAGATCGTATTGCCGCCATACTTGCCGCTAATACCGCTATAGATTCTGAGCGCGAAGCACGTATAGCAAGCGTTCTGGAAAATAGCAACGCCATCGCAACAGAGGCACAGGAACGAGCTGACGCTATTCTTGCGACCAACCAAGCGGTGACTGATGAGCGCCGTGACCGTATCGAAGAAGTCAAAAACAAGGCGTCCGAATTACAGGGCAAAATTGACGCAGAAGGTGCAGAGCGATTACGTCTTGATAACTTGTTAGCACAGGACATTGTAAACGAAACAACGCAGCGTCAAAATGAAACGGGCGTCTTGACCGAACAGTTTAACGGCGTTTATGCTCAAGTCAATCCGAGAATGGCTGGTGATGTTAATGGCTGGGCAGGTGATAATGATTATTTTGCAGGGGTTTGGTCCTTGCAATCAGCACGTATTGAAGATGGACTTGCGACAGCAAAGAACTTTGATGTGGTAAAGGCAAGCATTAATAGTAATACTGCCACTATTAGCCAGGTGAATACAGCGCTAGTAACCAAAACAGAGGTGGTCGCGAATCAAATTGACATGCTATCTGCGCAAATGGTTGGTGGATATAAGGGTAGTGACTTAAGCCAAGTAACGTCAGGGCTTATTTACCAAGAGCGAACCGCTAGAGCTACCGAGTTTGAAGGACTGGCTGAGCAGATAAGCTTGTTATCCGCTGGTGTAGGAGAGCAGTTTGACCCGTTTGAGATATGGCACTTTAACGAAGATAAGGATGGCTGGACTGGTGGCACGTATAACAACGGATTCATCGACGTTAGCAACGACACGCTAACAAGCCCAGCGATTGATATCAACGGTTCTATGTATCGCCATATAAAGATGCGTATCAAGAAAGTTGGCAACCCTACATGGTCCGCAAAGATTATGTATGGCGCTATTGAGCAAACAGAGAAAGAACCAGACTTTGACCTTGACGGTATTGCAACCATATCTATTCGTATGCAGTGGACCGGTACAGTAACAGGCTTTACTTTACGGTTAAGTGATATCGCGAGCACCACTAATTACTATTCTATCGACTGGATAGCAGTCGGCAGACCGTCACCTGGCGCTAGTAGTGCAGCCTTACTTAATGAGCAGCGTGCAAGATCAGAGAAAGACGAAGCGCTTGCGCAATCAATAACCACGCTTGATAGCAAAGTGAATACTGAAACCAGTAATCTATCGTCAACCATCACGCAGGGCTTAACCACTTTAACCACAGCCACAGAAACCAACGCCACTAATATATCAGGACTTAGCTCGCGCATAGATGGTGAGCTTGGCGATATAACAGCAGTCATCGATGGTAATTATCAGACTCAGGCGACAGAAAACGCAGCCACCGCCGTTAAGTTAGATAGTGTCATAGCTAAGGCCGGTACGAATTCAGCAGCGATCACAAGCGAAGCCAGTGCAAGAGTCGCCGAAGATGGAGCATTAAGCAGTCGTATTGATACACTGGTATCAACAACCGGCACAAATTCAGCAGCTATTGAGTCAGAAGTAACAGCCAGAACTACGCAGGACACAGCGCTTAGTGGTCGTATTGACACGCTAACAGCTACGACTGGAGAGAATACGGCAGCCATTCAAACCGAGGTTACTGCTAGAACCACAGAAGATGAAGCCCTTGCCAGCAGCATCGAAACACTTGTAGCTACCACTGGCAATAACACAGCAGCAATCACCTCAGAAGTAACAGCCAGAACCACTGAAGATACCGCACTTAGTGGACGTATTGACACCCTGTCTTCCGAGACTGATGGTAGCTTAGCGTTAATCACTAGCGATATTGAGACACTAACCACCGACACAACCGCGACGGCCACAAAACTAGATGGGGTTTTTGCACAGATCAATCCCAAGCTGGCAGGTGATACGGACGGCTGGGCAGGTGATACGGAAAGTTATGTTGGCGTATGGACCGAACAATCAGCACGTATTGAAGAAGATTTTGCGCTAGGTCAACGCATTGATACTTTGAACGCAGATTTCGATAACAGCAATGCTTTGATACAAAGTAATTACAAGGTGCTTGCACAAGCAGATAGTGCGCTTGCTATGCAGGCCGATGTTATTCGCGCCAGAACTGAGCAGAATACCGCTGCTATCAATACTGAAACACAGGCGCGTACTGACGCTAATAGCGCTATGTCTAGCCGTATCGATACGCTGAGCGCTGTAACGGATGATAATAAAGCCACTATTGCCAGTGAATCGACTGCGCGTACCAGCGAGGACGAGGCGCTTAGCAGGCGTATTAACACGCTTGTCGCAACAACAGGTGAGAACTCCGCCGCTATTCAGACTGAGACTACCGCACGTACTGATGCTAATAGCGCTTTGTCTAGTCGTATTGATACGCTGACTACTACGACTGGCGAAAACAGCGCCGCTATTCAGACTGAGACTACCGCGCGTACTGACGCCGATAGTGCATTGAGCACGAGGATTGAAACACTCGTTGCAACGACAGGCACCAATACAGCATCTATCACTCAAGAAGCTCTTACTCGAACCACTGAAGACGAAGCATTAAGCAGCCGCATTGATACGTTGGTATCAACCACTGGCACCAACTCAGCTCTCATTCAAACAGAAACACAGGCACGTACTGATGCTGATAGCTCGCTAAGCAGTAGAATAGATACACTGGTATCGACCACTGGCGAAAATACTGCATCCATTCAAGATAACTATGAGGCATTGACGACCGCTGATAGCGCAAATGCAAGAAGGATTGACGGGGTTTACGCGCAAGTTAATCCAAAAATGGCAGGTGATACCGAAGGGTGGGCAGGTGATGATAGTCCGCAAAACCTGGTAGGCGCATGGAGTGAGCGCAGTGCGATTATTGAAAACGATTTGTCAATGGCAAAGCGCGTCGATGGTTTAACCACCGAGGTAGGTAATAACAAAGCAACCATCACTGAGGTTAATAAAACCCTAGTCACTAAAAACGAGGCGGTGGCGTCGCAGATAAATCGCCTCGCCGCGCAAATGACCGGAGGTTATAACGGCGATGACTTATCACAGCTAACATCGGGTCTTATTCATCAAGAACGCACCGCACGCGCGACTGACATTGAAGGATTGGCAGAGCAAGTAAGCTTGCTATCGGCTGGCGTGGGTGAGCAGTTTGATAGTTTTGAGATTTGGCACTTTGATAAAAATCATGACGGCTGGGTAAACGGTGTTTACGCGAACGGCTGGATCAACGTCAGAACCGAAACCATTAATAGCCCTGTAATTAGTGTTGATGGCAGTATGTATCGGCATGTCAAGCTACGCATACAAAAAGTAGGTACGCCAACATGGGCTGCGATACTGACGTATGCTGGCGGCAGCTTAACCGCGGCTGAGCCTGAATATACACCAGAAGGGTTTGCGATTGTTAATTTCTACATGGAATGGTCAGGAACTATTACGGGGTTTAGCCTAAAGCTTGCCAGCCTAGCAGACAACTTAAACTACTTTAAGATTGACTGGATAGCGGTCGGCAGACCGTCACCTGGCGCAAGTCATGCCGCGCTACTACGTGAAGAAAAAGCGCGGGCCGATAAAGATGCAGCGCTGACACAGCAATTTGTCTCGCTTGATAGTCAGATTAATGGTGATGGGGTTAATTCATCATCATCTATCGTGCAAAAGCTTGAAACTACCGCGACTAAAACCGACACCAATGCCACTGATATATCAAACTTATCATCAACCTTTAATGACGAGGTGATGAGTAGTCAAGGTATCGTGGCTCGTAACGCGCAGACAGCCGCCAGTGCCAGTGCTGCTAATGCAAGCGATATTAGCGGGGTGTTTGCTCAGGTAAATCCGCGCATGGCCGGTGATGAAAAAGGCTGGGCGGGTGATGACAATCCGTTAAATCTTGTTGGTGTATGGTCGGAGCGCTCAGCGCGTATTGAAGATGGCATATATACCGCTGAACGTTTTGATGCAATGACCGCAAGGGTTGATGGCAATGCGGCAGCCATCTCTACTGAAACCAAGATACGTGTCGATGCCATATCTTCATTGGCACAGCGCACCGATACCATACGTGCAGACTTCGATACCAATACTGATAGCGTGCAAGGTCAAATATCCGCCGCACAAGATAGGTTGACAGCAACTGAACAAAATGCCAATAGTGCAATATCTTCACTGACTGACATATCTGCCGACAACAAGCTAACGCCGGTTGAAAAGAAACAAATAGGGGTGGTATGGAGTGAGATAAAAAAGAGTGATGCCGGAGTTAGAGCGCGAGCCTCAAAATATTCGATATCAGTGACAGCTTACAACACCGCTTATGTAGCATTGAATAATTACTTAACACCTATTATGGCAACACCAAGCCAGACCAGTACCATTGTTAGATCGACTTTTGATACGGTATTCGCTAATCTTTATACAAGGCGTACTGATATTGAGTCTGCGATTGTTAATGCAATAAAAGGCGAGGCGGATAGTTTTGGTCAAAATTCAGCCTTAATGCAGACCGCTATCACGGCGGTGGCTGATGCTAACACTGCATTATCCAAACGCACTGATACCATACAATCAACCGTTGGTGAGAACACCTCATCGATACAGACGCAGCAACAGGCTATTGATGGTATTAATGCAAGATGGTCAGTTAAGATTGATGTGAACGGTGTCGTTGGTGGTATTGCGCTTGGCAATAATGGCTCGACGGTGGATTTTCTTGTAAGAGCGAGTAGTTTTGCAGTGCAAGGACCAAGCGGTAGCAAGAGTGTGCCGTTTGTTATCTATCCGGACGGTACTGATGCGAATGGCGATCTTATACCGGCAGGCGTTTTTATCGATACCGCGTTTGTTCGTAGAGGTTCGTTCGATTCCTTGTCTGCATTGTCTGCTAATATCGGCCACTTCAAATCGGCTAAAACTGGTGCCAGGCTTGAAATACAAGATAGCGTACTCAGTGTTTATGACAGCAATAATAAATTACGCGTTAGAATGGGTGTCTGGTAATAGCAAAAAGGTGTGCTTCCTATGAATCATGGTGTTACGGTTTACGCACCCGATGGGGTGACAGAAGTTTTTAACGGGAAATCCCGCACTTTTAAAATGGTTAAAAAAATACCATTCACAAGAGCGCTCAGATTCTCTACAACCTATCATGAGGACCCGTTATTTTTGGAGGAGGACCCTGTTTGGTTTTATACCGATGGGTACAACACCAGTGACTTGATTGATGTTACGTTTAGTAATGGCGTCGCAGCTGTAACGGTTACGACCTACTACGGATTAAAAAGGGAAGGCAGGTATGAAATTACCGACCCCAATCCGTGGCCAGCCGAAGGGCATTCGTATATCGTATTAGGGGTTTATTAATGAGTAGCTTTATTGTTTATAACGAGGAAGGCCGCGCACAAATAATGGACAGACCGTTAGATATGGTGCTTGCAGAGACATCAATTATACGCCCTGAAGACGTAATAGAAAGGCATTACTCAAATTTCACAGAGTATGTGGCAAATCATTACGACATACCTAAAAACTCTCATGTACTAAAGGCGTACCAGCCTAGCAAAGAGCTGCGTTTTGCCAATAGACGGCCTATGATTAGTGGGTATTGGCGAGAGAATATACCAAATGGGCGTTATGGTCAGACCATATCAAACAATCCTATGAGTATATATTATTTCGCATGGGGGGATTATGGCAGCGACAGAAGAGAGCGATACGGCATAGAGGTTTTTAATGCTGATGGCGAAGTCACGTGGGCGTCATATCAAATAAGTATGGACATACTTGATGTGGTGAAGTTTGACGACCTTAGAACAGCAAGTAGCAATATTGACGATCTATATCGTGTGAATTTTGGTCATAAGAATGTGGCGGTTATTCCCGTAAGAATGCCTGACTACCTAGAGGGCGATACCATTTATCAGGCTGGCTGGAGTTTTGATGAGAATGGCGCGCTAAGGATATACAGGGTGAGAAACTATGTACTGGACAGCGGCGAGCTTGCACAAAATCGCTACTATCATAACAAGTATCGAATAGAGTTTCTTGTGGTTGATGTGAGCCGGGCTAAGAATTTAATTAATGAGTACAAGCTACCGCGCTTTAGTTTTTATTAGTAGTCAACCACCAATTACGGGTATTTATAACAAAGTATTTTGCTATACTAAAACATAGAAATACTTTGTTCCACTTGCAGTAATTAGGCAGTCTTTGCCACCTCACAACAAACAGATACCTAGTCATGATTGCATGTCTGGGCTTTTTTCGTGTCTGCGATTTAACAAATATATATAAACAAGCGAGGCTATCATGGGTTTTTTAAGCGGGGTTTTAGGCGCAGCAACAGGGTTTTTAACAGGCGGTCCAGCAGGTGCTGTGATTGGCGGAGTGGGCGGCTTGCTTAGCGGCAAAGAAAAAGACAAAGCCGAAAAAGAGGCAAGGGCGCAGCAGAACAAAGCAAATGGTTATAGTGACGCCTCACTCGCCTTGCAAAAAGAGCAGATGGAGATTGCCAAAAAAAGGCAAGAGGATTATGACAAGACGTATGGCCCGATTGAACAAGGTTATCTATCGCTGGTGACGCAGGGAGTTCAGCCTGATATTGAGGGCGTGACCACGAGAGCCATTGGCGATGTTAATACCCAGTTCGCCAATTCAGAAGCCGCACGACTCAGACAGATGCAGCGCACAGGCGTCAATCCCAATAGCGGACGTGCTGATTCACTAGGGCGTCAACTGTCTTTATCGCGAGCACTTGCACTGGCAGGAACGGTTAATCAGACGCGCCAGCAAGAAATGGATAGAGCCAAAGATTTAACCTATGCTCGCTACAGTGATGCTAACCAAGTAGGTATTAATAAGCTAAATAACGCGCAGTCAAACGTTAATAGCGCCGCTACCGCATTATCTCAGACCTATGCCAATCAATCTAGTAACGCACTGATTGCCAAGCAAAACGCACAAGCGCAAGGAAATAACGCTGCCAATAGCTGGGCTGACCTTGGCGGCACCGTTTTCAAAGCATGGGATCAATATAAAAATAAGCCAGCAAAGACCACGGTCGGCACCGGCGTTTGGATGTAATTAGGAGAATGGCATGAGTAGCTTAACCGGCATTGCGCAGTTTACCAATCGTTTCGCCCAAAACATCATGGGTTATGAGCAGGATAAAAAAGACGAGGCTGAACGTGTAGCGGACAAGCAGTACAACCGCAACCGCCAGCAGCAGCAGGACTTACGTGCGCAGCAAAACCATGATGTGACGCTTGAAGGCAATCAGATAACCTTGAATCAGAATAAGATTAAAAATCAAGAGTTTAACGATTCAGTAACCTATGAGCAGACACGCAACCAATTATCCTACTTAGATGGTATCGGTGCGGACGAGCAGCAAAAAATTGATGTATTGGCCAAAGCGGTCAACAGTAATAAAAAACTACCGTACAAGATTGAGTTTGAGCGTGACGCAACAACAGGCAAGATTATTCAGCGTCAAGGTCCAGACGGCAAGCCGTTCTATTTTCAAACCATCATCGATAAAGAAACCGGTCAAGAGCTTGGGCGCAAGGGCACAACATTTGAAGAAGCGACTGGTAATTACAACCAGCTACAAAACGCAGGCGCGATTGAAGATGAAATTAAAGCAGCGGCAGCAGCGCGTGCGGCTAAAACCCAAGAGATAGAGGATAAGCTAACCTTGAAAAGAGGTGAGGCGATTATTGACGATGCTAAAGATGCGAATAAACAACAGCGCGAGCATATCTATAAAGTCGATGAGCTGGGTATCAAGCATGGCTATACCATCGATGAGCTAGGCGTGAAGCATGGCTTTACGATTGATGAGCTAGGCGTCAGACACGCCAATGCTGTGGACTTGTCTAATGTTAATGCGCAGAACAACATAGGTATAAGAACAGCGCAATCTGACCTTGATGCAGGTGGTACGCCTATCGTTGGCGGTCCGGCATGGGGTAGTTTTGATGCGCTTATTGGTCCTGAGAGTAACGGGCAGCAGCTTAACTCAAGAGGTCAGCCGCTAACATCAAGCGCTGGCGCGATTGGCATTGCTCAAGTCATGCCTGATACCGCTAAGTATGTGGCGAAAAAGAACGGTATTGCATGGGATGCCAACAAATATAAGACCGACCCAAACTACAACTACAATCTTGGCAAGCTCTACTACCAAGAGCAGTTGAACAAGTACGGTCATCCAGCATTAGCTTATGCAGCTTACAATGCTGGCCCCGGCGCTGTAGACAAGTGGATTAAGAAAAACCCAGCCATGAAAAACCCTGATGCTATGGGTATGCAGAGTTTCATTAACGCTATTCCATTCAGTGAAACCAGAAACTATGTTGCTAAGATTCATCGTCAATCAGGCGGTGTTCAAGTTCAGCGCTCAGTACCAGCCATTCCAAAACTACCAAAGGGCGCCGCTAAAACCTCAACCAAACAAGCGGAATCAGGCAAGGGTATTGTTACGCCGCAAGACTTCAATGCCAACGTAGATAAGGGCGTTAATACCGCATTAAAGAGTGTTAAAAGCCTAGGCATCAAACCCGATGCTGCAACTACTGCTACCTATGCTCGCGCTGGCACGAAATTAAAAGACATGGGTAAAGCAAAAAACGAGCAGGAATTTTTAAACCTATATCAAGAAGCGTTTGATTTGGTGATTAGCGCTGTGCCTGAGCGTGACCGTAAAAAAATGAGTAAGGCCGATCAAAACGCGCTAGGGCACAAGGTTTTATTATCAATGGCGGGCGCGTCGTCGCTTGGCAACTTAAAGCAGATGATATACAACATTAATCCTACCGCAAGAGGCAGTGGTAATGGCAAGCCAGTAAGTGCTGGCGGGCTAACCTTGAATTTACCCGGTCAACAAGCCAGTCAGCCAGCCGCATCTAAGTCGACCCCGCAAACCAGCAAATTACAAGGCTTGTATGCACGCGGCTTGCCAGCACCCAAGACGGACCCAAAAGCCGCAGAGAATCTTAATTACTTAGAAAACCTAAACGACAATATGGACTGGTAGAAAAATTATGAGCTTAGACAAAACATTAGTAGGTATTGCCAAGTCTGCCGTTGATGCGCAGCGCAAATCACGCGATGGCCGTAACGTCGTATCAAAGGGTGTCGATGCTGTCACTAATAAAAGCTATGCCAATGAAGATAAAAAGGTAGCGGCCGCAGCCTTGCGTCAATGGGAGAATAGCACTTGGAAACCAAAGGTTGAGGCCAAGTTAAAGCAGGAGCTAAAAACCCGAGCGCCGCATTTAAAGCCGGGTAGTAAAGCCTATCAGCAAACCTATGACAGCCTGTTTAATAAAAACTATAAAGACTTGCAATCCGCTAAAGCTAAAGCGCAGCAGCAAATAGGTACGCTACGCCAAAAAGGACAGACACAACGCCAAGTTGATGATCGTTACACCCAGAAAGAATCTCTACGCAACAACACAGCTAAAATACAATCAGCCGCAAGCGTTGGGCGTGATGTAGCTGAGGAAGCGGCCGGCGCGCTCGCTACTGGTGCATCAAGAGTATTGCGTTATCCATTACAGCTTGCCGCTGACGTAGGTGAAAATGACGACGGTGGAATCTTTGATCGCGGCGCTAAGGCGTTAGAGCGCCACGAGGATAACTTACAACAAGTCTATCCAGCCTATGCTGATACCCAGCAAAACGGATCGTTTGCCGAAAAACTAACACTATCCGCTATCGAACAAATACCAAACCTTGCTTTAAGCTTTACGGGTGCCGGCGCCGCCGCAAAAGGTGTGCAACTATTGGGCGCAGGCGCTAAGACTGCCGCCGCTGTATCTTACGGCACAGCTGCCGCTACCATGTACCCGCAAGCCTACGGTGATGGTAACGATAGCACCAAGCAAGAGTTAGAAAACGCCACGCCCGAGCAATTAGCCACAGCGGTACGCTCAAAAGATATCTACAAAGGCCACTTTGATAAAAACATCAAGGCTGGCATGAGTGAAGATGAGGCGTACCAAAAAGCACGCGACCAGACAATCAGCAGTATTGCAGAAGAATCAGGCGATGCCGTTGGTCTTGCGACGCTGGCACTAAGTATGCTTGCGCCGGGCGTCGGCTCATTCACTGCCAACCGCTACGCTGGTGGCGCTGTCAGCAAGTGGGGGCAAAAAGTATTTAACACATTGGCGGTCAAAGCTGATGCTGGCAAGGTGGCAAAAGTTGCGATACCCGCCGCCGTTGGTACGGGTATCGTTGGCTTAAACTTCGCAGAAGAAGCTTTGCAAGAAGGATTTACAGACAAGGTTGCACAGCAAGCCGCCGTTGATGTGGGCGTGAAAGATAAGATTGATACCGCGCAGACAAAAGAAGCCATGCTGATGGGCGGTATCTTGGGCGCCGCAATGGGCGGCGGCGTCTATGTTGGCACGCGCAACTCAAAACTCCATCAAGCGCAAGATGATTTAAAGACCGCACAACAAGCCTATGCAGAAGTGGCTGGGCAAATACCGCAGCTACAGCAGCAGATTGAAGAAGTATCGCCACGATCACCACAAGGTCAAGCATTAACCGCACAGCTTGAAGAAACCAGAAGCGTGCTCGATGCAATGGCAACTGAGGCGGAAAAATCAGGTATTCCTCGTACCTCGCTGGCACGTCGTGCACCGCGTATTGATCCAACCAACAGCTTTGATAGCGATTTTGACGGTCAAGTCGAGGGTGCCACAGAATTAAGCGCACAAGATTTTGAGAACGCTTTAAACCCAGACGGCACGCCAGCGACGCAAGCGCCAGCCGTCCAGCCAATGAGTGAAGCAGAGCTTGACGCACAAGACGCGCAGCTAGCAGAGCTTATCGCTGAGCAAGCAGCGCTCGATGAAGCGATTGAAGACGGTAGTAATGAGAAACCGCTAGAAGAATCGATTGCCGCCGCACAAAGCTGGTACGACAGCAAACGCGGAGAAGGTAAGCAAGGGCTGGCAGGTGTGGTCAGCCGCGCCGCAGCCACAGAACAGGACGCAGCGTTCGTACAGCAGCAAGAAAGCATCAAAGGCGCTACCGCAAGTATTAATGATTACATCGCTAGTGAGCGCGCAAAACAGCAGCAAATCGACGGTCAGTTACAGCAAGAGGCGCAAGCCGCTACTACTGATGCAGAAAAACAAGCTGTCGCGCAAAAAATTGAACAGCGAGAAGCTGATCGTGCCAAAGAAGATGAGTTGCTATCGACACGCGAGCAGCTTGCACAGCCTTATGAAAATGAGTCGTTTGATACTACTATCGTGGGTGCTGATGGCACGCCGTTTAAGCTGGCACGTTTTTGGGATAGTAGCTTGCCAGCAACAGCCAAAGCAAAGGCAATCGCTGAGGCGTTTGGTGGTCAGGTAGAACAGAACGTCGCTAAGGCTGATTGGCAGTCTATGCCAGAGGGCGTGCAAAAAGAGTTGCACCAGTGGTTCACTGAGCGCTTAGACGGCGTTCGTCAAGGTCGTGAAGGTGCGGCCGTACAGACAAGCGAGCAGCCGCAAGCAGCTACGCCGACTGCCGGTGGTTTAACCATGCCAGTACGTGCAGAGCAACAGCCAGTTGTAGAACAAGCGCCTATTGCGCCAGTTGAAGAACAAACTCCGATAGCACCAGTTGAAGCGGAACAGGCGGCAGAAATTGATAGCACGCCAGCAGCTACCCAGCTAACTGATGAAAACCCAGTACAACAGTTAGCAGCGGAACAAGACATGACGCCGCCAGGGGTGCAAGCGAAGATAGATAGTATGCCAGCACCAGATAATGAGGGCGTTATTTATCGTGATGGTTGGCGAACCAATATAGAGGAAGCTCGAGTAGCGGCCTATGGTCACATGCAAAATGGGCGACTAAGTGACGACGATGTTAAGCCTTACTGGGATAATGATATTGATGGACTGGTAAAGCTGATAGATAGTGTGAGAAATAAAGACGCTCAATCACCTACCCAGCTAACCGATGAAAACCCAGTCATCAATATTCCAGCGCCGACGCAGGCCAAGGCAGAAACGCCAGCGCCAACTACTGACGAGGGTATCTATAAGAGCCAGCCGGCCGCAAAAGCTGCTATCAAGAAACAAAAGCTTGATCCCGATAGCGTGACCATTAAACAGGTGAAAGGTGGTGGCTTTGAGATTGTGCCGAACGCGCCAGCAAAACCAAGTTATGCACAGGCACAAGAGCAGGCAGCAAACGAGCTAGGCTTGTCGCTTGATGAAAATGGTGAGTATGGCGGAACGGATGCAGAGTTTGAGACATTCGCTAATCGCGTTGATGAAATACAAGGACGCTCGCTGAGCAACAGCAAACCCACACCAAAGCAAAATGCCGCAGTGCCAACCGATGATGTGGCTATTGGTAAAGACGGCCTTGCTAAATGGTTCGGCAAGGCTGACAAGGCGCAAGCATTCATTGATAAGAAAGGCATTAGCGATACGCATGAAGTCGTGAGCGCTGGCAAGTCTCGCTTTGAGATTCAGCCGAAAGCGCAAACCACAGGAGCTACCAACCAAACCTCAACACCTACTGATGTAATAAGTGAAAATGGAGGTCCTAATACTCAGGAGCTAACCGCAACAGGTAAGGCTAAAATCACAGGTCAGGAAGGCTGGAACGGCAACCTACCTAAAACACGACAGCTTGTAAGACAGTTATATGAGGCAGGGCGCCTAACCAAATCCGAAACGGACAAGGCTTTTAGTGGTGGCATCCACTCTTTAACTGATGCTGCAAAGACTGGATTGTCTCGCCAAGATCAGGAGCAACCTACAACAAAAGCTAAATCTAAAAACATAACTGACGAGCAGTTCGCAGAATTAACCAGCAGCCGCACCACACCTTCTACACCGACTGGCGAGCAGTCCGCGCCAGCCAAACGAGCCGAGGCAAAGAAAGCTGCTACCCAGAAAACACAAAATGATGTGAGCAAAACAACCGCGCCGAAAAGAAAAACAGCGGCAGAGTTACGTGCCAGCCTTTTAGATAAAAACAAGGTAGTAACAAAAGAACAAGCCGATGAGTTTAGAGAAACACTGAGGTCAAGTGGTGGCACTTTAAATTCAGGCTTTGACCCTAAAGCCGCGTTTGCTGCAATGGGCCTAGCAGCCGCCTACATTGAAGGTGGCATTCGTAACTTTACCGACTTTGCCACACTACTCGTTGATGATGCTGGTGTGAAGGTTAAGAAGTATCTACTGCCAGCATGGGAAGCGGCACGCGCTTATGATGACTTAGATACCGAAGGTATGACCAGCACCGAGGACGCACGCGCAGATTTTGAGCAGTTGGTCGCTGACGGGTTCTTTGATGAAGAAGCACAGGCTGAGCAGATAAGCGCGCCAGCTAAATCAAAACATCGAGAAGCCATCAAAAGTAATGGTGACATTAATAAATTTATAGGCGAGAATGAAGAAGGATTGCCTATCTACGAGAATGACGAAGGCATACGGGTTATTTCTCACAACAATGGCATGGTTTTAGAGAAAGAAAAATACACGGTTGCACCAACCGATAGCGGCTTGCAAGCACAACTAAGCGAGCGCTCAGAAAAATTTAAAACCACAGACGAGCTAAGCGAGAACAATAATGACACCGGAACAAGTAATCAAAACAATCAGTCGCGTACTGACCGAGGACTATCCGACGCAGACCAAGCAGATGCAGAAGGCCGGAACGCTGGACGATCTCAAGCAGAGCCTACTAGCAACGTATCTGACATCGATGGACGAGGCGCAAGATCAGATACTATCGAAAGCGATGGAGATAGCCGATCCGCAGCAGCGCGTCAGCGAACAGATGCAGATGACAGCGACAGCCGAGCAGACAGCACTCAATCAAATGATGGAGCAGCTAAAGAAACAGATGCGACGCCTACAGTAAAGGCGAAGAATCATGTCATCTCGCCAGCAGACAGCACCGACAAGCTAAGCTGGCAGAAAGTAGCAGAGCGTAACGTCTCAATCATTGAGCTTGTCAAACAGCTTGATAGTGAAGGCCGTCAAGCCACAGCCAATGAGCAGGCGTTACTTGCTCAGTATGCTGGCTGGGGTGCGAGTGAGATTGCTAACGGCATATTCCCTAACCCTGATACTGGCAAGTATAAGTCTGATAGCTGGCAAGCGCTGGGCGAGAAACTAAAGTCACTGCTTACTAAGAGTGAGTACGACACTGCTATGCGTACCACGCAGTACGCCCACTATACGCCGCCGGTATTGGTAGAGGGTATCTATAAAGCGCTTGAAAACTTTGGCTTTAAAGGCGGACAAGTGCTAGAACCCGCTAGCGGTATCGGCGTGTTTAATGGATTGATGCCTAAAAAAATGGCTGATAGCAGCGCTTATGTCGGCCTAGAGCTTGATCCTATCACTGGGCGTATCGCGCAGCACCTCTACCCGCAGTCAACCATGAAGATTGACGACTACATTAAAGCGAAACTACCAGACGATCATTTTGATGTGGCAGTCGGCAACCCGCCGTTTGCTGGTATCAGCGTGAGCTATAAAGGCGCTGGCAAGAACAGTACCAAACAGTCTATGCAGTTGCATGATTACTTCTTTGCTAAAACCTTAGATAAGTTAAAGCCGGGCGGCGTCATGGCGTTTGTCACCTCAAAAGGTACGATGGATAAAAAAGGCAGTAGCGTTCGTGAGTTGTTAGCAGAACAGGCAGACCTTATCGGCGCCATTCGTTTACCACAAACAGCCTTTAAAGAAAATGCGGGCACCGAAGTTGTCACCGATATTATCTTTTTGCGTAAGCGCTTAGAGGGTGAGCAGCCAAGCGATACAGAATGGGCCAATGTAAAAACCATACAGGCCAGCGGTAAACCAACCGCTATCAATGAATACTTTGTCAATAACCCTGATATGGTGTTAGGCGAGCACGCTATCACCAGTGGCCGCTTTGGTGATACCTATACGGTGACGCCGAACAAAGGCGACTTTGCCAGCCAAGTAAATCAGGCAATCGACAAGCTACCAAAAGACGTGTTCAATCCGCAGCGCGGTAGCACAGCCGAAGCCATTAAAGTTACGGGCCTTGATTATGATGCGGCGAGTGCAGCCAATAAAGAAGGCGGCGTCTATCTAAAAGACGGCAAGCTTATGCGCGTGGTTGACGGCGTAGGTAAACCGCTGACGCAGCGTTACGGAACCAACGGCAAGGCCATTGATTTAAGCGCCAAAGACATTGCCTTTATGACTGACTATGTGGGCGTGCGTGACGCACTTAAACAGGCGCAGCGTGACCAGTTAAATGATTCAGACACATGGGAAGATTCGCTTGCAGCACTTAATAGCACCTATGATGCTTTTGTCAAAAAACATGGTCCACTCATGGCGCACACGGTCAGCGAGCGTGAGAACAACGACGGCAGTGTAACCGTCACTAAGCGCTTTAAAAATAAGCAGCGTCTATTCCTTGATGTGGAAGGCGTGCTAGCAAGTGCGCTTGAAAACGTGATTGATGACGGCAAAGGAACGGTTGTTAAGGGCAGTTTCTTTGAAGGGCGCAGCTTACGAAAACCTAAAGCGCCAACCATTACCAGCACGCAAGATGCCTTGGTTTATACGCTAGATGAAAAAGGCGTGCTTGATATTGACCGTATCGCACAAGTGACCAATAAAAGCCGCGAGCAAGTGATTGCTGAGCTTGGCGATCAGATTTATAGCGACCCAACAACCAACCAGTGGGATTTGGCTGAAACCTATTTATCTGGGAACGTGGTGGAGAAGCTTGCGACTGCTAAAGCCGCTGCCAAAAATAACAGCACTTACAATCGCAACGTCAAAGCATTGGAAGCGGTCCAGCCAGCACCTATCGCACCTAATGATATTTCTAGCAACATGGGTGCGGCGTGGATTCCAGGCAGTGCTATTAAAGAGTTTAGCGAGGAAGTGCTGGGCGCGAAGATTGATGCGGAATACTCAAGCGCCGTTGGACTATGGGATGTGAGTGGTAATTCGCGCTCATCTGACTATGCCACCGCAGACCGCAGCACCGTACAGCTTGTCGAGTCTATCTTAAACAGTCGTAAAATATCTATTACCCGCAAGTCGGCAGACGGCAGCACCTTTACCGATTCAGTAGCAACCGAGCTGGCCAATGAAGTAGCACGTAAGATAAAGACCGAGTTTAAAAAATGGCTATGGTCAGATGATACGCGCACACAGGAGCTTGCTGACTACTACAATAAAACCTATAACAACATTGTACCGCCAACCTTTAATGGCGATCACTTAACCTTGGCTGGCATGTCAAACAAAATTCAGTTACGCGCCCCGCAAAAGCGCGGTATCTACCGTGTCATTCGCCAAGGCGATGTTTACCTCAACCACGCCGTCGGCGCTGGCAAGACATTTACTATGATTGCCGCCGCGATGGAAGAAAAGCGACTAGGGCTGATTAACAAGCCTATGTTTGTGGTACCTAACCACATGCTTGACCAGTTTAGCCAAGAGTTTTTGATGCTTTATCCGGCCGCTAACATCATGGTCGCTGACGAGCAAAACTTTCATACGCACAATCGTAAGCAGTTTGTGGCGCAAGCGGCACTTAATACGCCAGACGCTATCATTATTACTCACTCAGGTTTTGAGCGTATCGGCGTAAAACCTGATACCAAAAAAGCCTTTTTAGAAAATAAAATTGAAGAATGGCAAGCAGCGCTTGAGTCCACCAAAGCCAGTGACGGCGATAATCGCACCTCAGTCAAGCAGCTTGAGCGCAATATCGAAAGCCTAGAGCGCAACCTTGATGATTTACTTGATGCCAAAGAGAAAGACGGCGCGGTATTCTTTGAAGATATGGGCGTCGATAAGCTGTATATCGATGAAGCGCATGAGTTCCGTAAGCTTAACTTTGTGACCAAAATGGGAAATATCAAAGGTATTGACCCGGCAGGCTCGCAAAAAGCGATGGACTTAGATTTAAAGCTGCAACTACTTAGAAAGAACAATCCGACACGCGCTTTTGTCGGTGCGTCCGGTACGCCAGTCACCAATACGATGGGCGAGCTTTATACTATTCAGCATTATTTTCAGCCTGAGCAGTTGCAGCAAGACGGCCTTCATCATTTTGATAGCTGGGCAAATCAGTTTGGGGAAGTAGTGGAAGGCTTAGAGCAGAACGCCGCTGGTAATTACGAGGTGGTGCCGCGCTTTGCTAGGTTCGTCAACGTGCCCGAGCTTATGAGCCGCGTGCGCTCATTCATGGACGTGCTGACCAGTCAAGACTTGGGCGATTTTGTAGCGCGTCCTAATGTTAAGACGGGTGGGCGTGAAATTGTCGCCATACCAACGCCAGACGGGTTTAGCGAGTATCAAGCCAGCCTAGCAGAGCGTATCGACGCTATTCGCAAGCGTAGTGGCAAGCCCGAAAAAGGTGATGATATTATCCTAAGCGTGATTGGCGATGGTCGGTTTAGTGCGATTGATATGCGCTTTGTTGATCCAACCTTGCCTAGTGACCCTAATAGCAAGCTCAATACCGTTATCAGAGATATGGCAGAAGCTTATCACGCTACTGCTGATAATGAATATGTGACCGATGGCGCAGTCGATGATCTAAACGGCGGTGCATTAATGATGTTTACCGACATAGGACTTGGTGAGCAGTCTGCCGCTTCTCGCGGGTTCGATATGAAGCAGTGGATTACCGACGAGCTCATTAGGCTGGGTGTTAAGCGCGAAGATATTGCCTTTATGCGAGACAATAAAACACACGCTAAAAAAGGCAAGTTGTTTGACGATATGCGCCAAGGTCGCAAGCGTATTATGATTGGCGGCAAAGATATGGAGACAGGGGTTAATGCACAAAAGCGCCTAACTCACTTATTCCATCTTGACGCACCTTGGTTCCCAGCCTCAGTCGAGCAGCGCGAAGGTCGTATCATTAGACAGGGCAACCAAAATAAAGAAGTGGTTATCAGAGCGTATGCCACCAAGGGTAGCTACGACAGTACCATGTGGTCAATGGTCGCACGTAAAGCGCGCTTTATTGAGCAGGCCATGCGAGGTGATGCCACGGTGCGTAGTATGGACGATGTGAGCGAAGCCAGCGCCTTTGAACAAGCCAGCGCATTATCGTCAGGTGATCCGCGATCTATGCAGCTGGCAGGATTGCGCCAAGATGTTGAGCGCTTAAACCGTCAATTATCAGGGCACCAAAACGAGAAGTTTGGCAATCAAAACAAGGCTCGTGACGCACGCCGCACCCTGGCACGCGCTGAGCGTGAGCTTGACGATATCAATAAGCTACTACCAACACATAAAAATATTGAGACAGGCGACGTTATCGGCAAAGTAGGCGCTAAGGCGTTTGATAATCGCAGTGAATACGGTCAAGCGATCATAGACGCCTACAATAAGCATGCTGAAAACTTCGATACAGGCGAATACGTGCTTGGTACGGCAGCAGGTTATGATGTGGTTTATAACGGTATAACCATGAACGGCGGCAACTTCTATGCTGACGCTAACATCAACATACCGAAAGCTGATGACGCCGCATTGTTTGATACAGATAATGCAAAAGACACGCGCCCAGACGGACTGACCACACGTATCATCAACCGTGTAAACAAACTGGCCGATTACAAGTCAAAAATTGAGCAGCTTATCGAGCAATCTAAAACCAATGCTGAAAACTTTGAGCGCCGCGCCAGCAAGTCGTTTGATGCCCAAACAGAGCTTGAAGAAAAATCACGCGAATTAAAAGAGCTTGAAGATACGCTGGCAAGTGAGGCGGAAGCCTTGAAGCAGGACAGTAATCCGAATAACTTTACTGACGCTGACCGTGTGCCTAATTCAGATAGCAACAGACCAACGCTTGATGATATGCCGAAATACTCTAAAACCAACCCAGCCAAAGGCAATACAGGCACCACAGCCAAACAAGTGGTTAGTATCTTGCAAAAGCGTTTTGGCAAAGAGGTGGTCGCAGCGCTTATCAAGTCTGGCAAATTGCGAGTGCGAACCCTTAACGACTTTGTAAATGCCGATGGTCGACTGCTTATCCCAAGTGATGCAGAAGGCTTTTACTATGACGGCAAGGTAACGCTGATTGCCGATAACCTAACCCCAGAGACAGTAGTTGCAACATTACTTCATGAAATGGGCGGGCACGCTGGTATTCAAAACATGCTTGAGACGCAAACTTACATGAGTTTAATGGAAAATTTTTATGACTTAGTAAGGTCCGGCAATAAGTATGCAGTTAGAGCCAAGGAGCGCGCAGAGGCAAGTGCCTACAGTGACAGCGAAGCACGCGATGAATATATCCCGTATCTAATCACTGAGTATGCGCAAGCAACAGAGCGCGGTGGTCCACTGGCAGTTATCAAGCGCTTTGTGAATCGCGTTATGGCTGGCGTGCGGGCATGGGTTCGCAATCATACCGGCGTGCAGTTAAAGATGACGCCTAATGATATGGTGCAGTTAGCTGAACGCATGGTTAAGCGCTTGGCAGAACAGAGTGCAAGTGATATGGCTATCGCTGGTATCGAGAACATGCAGTTTGGACAAATGCAGTTTAGTCAAGAAGGTGTGGACCAAAAGAACACGCCAGCGTTTAAAGAATGGTTTGGCGATAGTAAGGTAGTGGATAGCAATGGTGATCCATTGGTTGTTTATCACGGCACTATCAAGGCGTTTAATGAATTCAATACTACTGATTTTGGCGCATTACTTGGTAAGGGTAGTTACTTTACGGCCAGCGAGTCAGAAGCGCGTCAATACTCAGGACAAGGAACGCGCATAGTTCCAGCGTATCTAGCTATAAACAACCCTTACTATGTAAAATCCGCTATGGATAACGTACCTAGCCGTGAGGAAATGCTGAGCAGTGGTTATGATGGTGTTATTCAGAAAAACGATGACGGCAGTGTTAAGTGGGCAGTTGCTCATAAGCCAACTCAGATAAAATCAGCCACCGACAACGCTGGCACGTTTGACGCTAACAATCCTGATATACGTTTCAGCCGTCGTTACTCAAGCCTTGGTACTGACGGCAAGCCAGTCACCGCTAAAGAGAAAGCACGTGATAGAGTGGCGCTTGCACAAGCGACTACCATGTCGTCTAAGTTTGGTATTAATTTACTACTTAGGCGCCATCTAGCGACGCCGCAGCATGTTGCGCTACTTAATCCAGTGTTTAAAATATTTACGGACAACGTGCAGGCGCGTATTGCTTATGAGAATAACGAGGCTGGCTTGGTGCAAACTTTGTTACCTGAAATATGGGATACTCGCCTAGTTGTTGGTAAGAAAAAAGAAGCAATGGAGCGCGTATCAAAAGCAATCTTTGATGGCACAATGGCAGACAAAGTGTGGAGCGATAGCGAGCTGCAAACGATGTTTGACTTGACCGACAAAGACATTGGTTTTTATCGCCGCGCGCGGGCAGCAATCGATACATCTGTTATGAATATGACAGTCGATACCCTATCGTCGCTCGCCAAAGGCACCAAGCTTGTCAACATAGAAACAATCCATAAGCTAAAGCTGCAAGGTATGCACCCCATCATGCACAACCTAGCGCTTCAACAGCACATGACAGACGAGCTGGAAAAACTGGCCAAGGGTGGTTTAATCACGCCAAAGGCTGAAGCACGACTACAAAAGCAGCTAGATGATGTGTTTGATGTTATGGCAGCGATTGCCATGAAGTACGACAAGCTGGTAGCAGATGGTTATGCGCCGCTGATGCGTTTTGGCCACTATGCAGTAGAAGTGCGCGACAAGACTACCAATGACTTAGATTTGTTTGAGCTATACGAAACCAAAGGTCAGCAGCGTAAAGCGATTAAAGAGCTAAAAGAGCGCTACGATGAAACTCAATTCACCGTCGGCACCGGCACACTGAACCCAGAAGGCTTTAAGCAATTTAAAAATAAAGGTCTATCGCCCGAAACGGTACAATTATTTGCAGCCGAGCTTGGCTTAGATGATGATGGCGCCTATCAAGCGTACTTAAAAATCGCGGTCAGTGATCGCAGTGCGCTAAAACGCCTAATTCATCGTAAAAAAGTGCCAGGCTATAGTGAAGATATGCCGCGTGTGCTGTCAGCGTTTGTCATGAGCAACGCCCGCTATAGTGGTCGTGGTCTGTATAACAGTGAGATTGAGCGCTCAATTCAAAATATTAATGACGGCAATCTACAGAATGAGGCGCAAAAAGTTTTTGAGAATATCGAGAACCCACAAGAAGAATTTGCCCAGCAGCGCAGTCTGATGTTCCATTATTTTATGGGCTTCTCGCCAGCGTTCTTCTTCCTTAACTTAACGCAGCCATTTACCCAGACTATCCCAAAATTAACCGCTTATGTGGGTGCTGGCAAGGGCCATGCTTATATGGCGCAAGCACTGGGTATCGTCGGTAAAAATATGGGCGCGTCTGCTATCGAAATGGGTAAAAAAGTTGCCGGTATGCCGACGCCAAACTGGAGAGGCTTTGAGGATAAGCTACCGGCATGGGTTAAAAAAGAAGATTACTTGCGCATGGCGCGAGAAGGTCATCTTGATCCGCAAAATATCTACATGATTAAAGGACTTGAGCGCGGAAAAGGCGGCGTAGCAAGTGGCGTTTGGGGCAATATCGAAGCCGCCGCTGGCTGGTTTGCTGAAATATCAGAGTCTATGAATCGCCGTAGTACCATGATTGCAGCCTTTAGGGTCGCCAAAGATATGGGCGATGCCAAACTAAAGGCAAAAGGCTTTGATAGTAAGTATGAGTTTGCAGTATCAATCATTCAGCAGACGCAAGGCATCTACAACAAAGGCAATCGCTCGGGTCTGGCACGCGGTAACGGCAAGCTTGGTCAGTATGGCCCATTAATCCTCGTGTTTAAGCAGTTCACGATCAACTATACTGAGCAGATGATACGCCATACTCGAGACAAAGAAGTTAAGTCGCTTGCGGTCGCTATGATGTGGCAATACATACTGGCCGGTATGTTAGGTCTACCATTTGCTGATGACTTACGCGATCTGTTTGAAGGTATTGCTTATCGCGTGTTTGGTAAAGCATTTAACTTGCCTGATTATTTAGAAGGACTGCTAGGTAAGAGTAATGCGGATGCGCTGATGTATGGTGTTGTCAGTGAGAAAACACGCATTGATTTGTTTGGTCGCTCAAGTCTGGGTAATGTTATTCCCGGTACTGATGTGATTAGGCCAGGGCCTACCGACTGGGCTGAAATATTGGGCGCGTCGTCAGGGTTTTACGAGAGTTTCTTTTCAGCCGCGTCAATGGCCGCCGATGGGAAGTATAAAGACGCACTTATCACCGCCTCACCTCGCTATATTCGTGATGCCGCGTCAGGTGCCGAGATTGCATTGACTGGATCATACCGTAACACCAAAGGTGATAAGATCATGGACTTGGATAAAACCGATGCCGTGATTAAGTCGTTGGCCTTTAACCCTGCCAATAACGCAAGACCAGGGCGTGACCGTAGTAACGCTTATGACATGAAAAACATGCTCAAAGCTAAGACGGATTACTTTAGCAAACACTTGGCAGAAGCTATCTATCAAGATGACGATGCGCGTGTCGATGCACTGTATAACGAGATGGACGCATGGAATGAGCGTAACGCTGAGCACTTTAATGTTGATATCGATAAGATTGAAAAGTCAGCCGAGAAGCGCGTCGAGCGTAAAGACTTTGGCAGTGCTGAGCGCCAGAATATACAGGACAGCCTAGCATTAAGACAGGAGGAATTGGCTGGCACGTAGTGTTGATTAATACAAAACACCATTTTAGCTAGTAAAATGGTGTTTTAGTAGGTTACAAACAGCATTAGTTTGGTTATAGTGAATAAATCAACTAATGCGGAGACAATGCAATGAATAAACTGGCTATTTTATTATTGAGCGGGTTATTTGTGACTGGCGCTAATGCCTCTTGTTTTGGGTCAGATAGCAGCTACACTTGTAGCGACCCTCAATCTGGCAACACCTACAATGTAACGAAGTTTGGTGGCTCAACCAACATGACTGGCACTAACTCTCGTACTGGAAGCAGCTGGAGTCAGAACTCAACCACGTACGGGGGCATTACCCAGCAAAACGGTAGAAGTTCAGATGGCAGCTCGTGGAGACAGACTATTCAGAAAAACAGTTTAACAGGAGGCACTACTTATTCTGGTACTGACTCGAAAGGGAATTACTACAATAAAACTTGTACGCAGTTTGGTTGTTATTAATGTAGTTACACCTAGCTAGGTTTAGCTGCTATACTAGCCACACAAAACAAAATGACCTCCAATTGTTATGTTTTAGCCCATCTATTAATTTAGGTGGGCTTTTTATTTGCCAAAAATCAGACATGAAAAAGCCGCTACCAGTTATCTTGTAGCGGCTTTTTATGCGTCTCGTGCGTTATTCGATTAACTCACATGGTGGAATGTAACCTTAAGATGAGCCATGCGTTAATTGCCATTGTTTTTTCTATGCAGTACACCGATGGCTGGTACTGTCTACTTCTCTGCAATACAGACCTAGTAGCTAGGCTTTACTGTCACTGTCACTGTCACTGTCACTGGCATTATCATTATAAGTAATGAATATTACGATTAGGTTACAGTAAGCTCATCTTTAATTCAATGAGCATCTTTAAATGAACGCAAAACCTAGACGTAAAAAAGCCGTTGATAGTCGAGATATCAACGGCTTTTTGCCTCACAATACCTTAGCAAATCTTTACGGGTATCAATCGGATGACTCATGCGATGAGAATAGATAATAAGGAGTCGCACATCATCTGCCAGTGTTTTTGCATGTCGTAGCACCGCTGGTCTGACTACGTTCGCTCTATCTGGAAACCCAGCCCTAGCGACTAGGGATTACTGCCTCAAATAAACACAGTAGGTAACATCGATAATCATACCACGCCAACACCTAACACACCATAGGCACACCAAAATAAAACCCATTAAATAAATCTTTATAAATCATATACTTGTTAAACCGTGTGCGCTCCCGCCATCTCCACCAAACATTGATAAAGGGCTGACCGTCATAGACCGTTAGCCCTTTATTTTGGGCGTTTTTCAAGGATTAAGGGTTATATAGGGGTATAGCGTCCTATATAGAATGTTGGTATTATTGTTGGTATTAGAGTTTATACATGCTCTCAATACCAACAAAGGATAGCCCAATGCCCTTAACTCATACCGTTATCAATAAGCTACAGCCAAGCGATAAGGCTATCGAGAGCAAACGACCTGACAAACACAGTGATGGTAACGGGCTGCAATTATGGGTGAGATACACGGGCGTTAAGTCATGGATCAGCGCCTACAGATGGCAAGGTAAGCAGCAAACCCTCACTATTGGCACTTATCCAGTAATGAGCCTTCAAAATGCACGCCAGCGCAATATTGAGATCAAACGCTTAATAGCTGATGGTGTGAACCCTAAAGACCATAAAAAAGAGCAGCAAGCCAGCCAAGACGGTTTAAATGTTTTCGATAATATAGCCCAGTCATGGTATAGCGAGCGCAAAACCTACCTAGCAGAAAGCACCTTTTCCCGTAACTATTCCGCCTATATGCGCGATGTTAAGCCCTCTATCGGTCAAAAGAACATAAACGACATTACCGCGCCTGATATTTTGGCTATTGGTAAAGCAGTAGAAGCACGGGGCGCTAATGAAATGGCAAGGCGTACCATTAGAGAGATAGGGCAGATATTTAAGCACGCTATCCGCAATGGACTAGCCACGCATAACCCAGCCACCGACCTAGCCGAAGCCATCAAGCCACATAAAACCGTCAATCATAGCCGCATCACTAGCCAGCAATTACCTAAGCTATTAAAAGACATCAATGCTTATCAAGGTGATGTATTGGTGAAACTAGGCTTATGGTTTTTATGCTATACGTTTGTACGCACTAATGAATTGCGCTTTATGGAATGGCAGGACATAGATTTTAATCGCGGCTTATGGACTGTCCCAGCTGAAAAGATGAAAGCTAGGCGCTTGCATATTGTGCCACTAGCGCCGCAAGCAGTAGCGATATTAAAGCAGATCAAAGAGCTAGGCTTTTCGGATCAGTATGTTTTCTTTAATACCTCAACCCGTAAGCCATACAGCCAAAGCGCATTTATTAATGCCCTATGGAATATGGGTTATAAAGGCAAGATGACGGGGCACGGGTTTAGAGGGCTTGCCAGTACCACACTGCATGAAAAAGAGTTTATGCACGAAGCCATAGAGCTACAGCTGGCACATGATAGAGAAAACAAGATCAGTGCAGCTTATAACGGGGCGCAGCACCTACCATACAGAATAGACATGATGCACCAATGGGCAAACTTTATTGATGATGCTTATGCTGGCAAATTGGATAACGTCATACATACGAGCTTTAAACAACAAAAACAAAAGCATGGCTAACATCATGCTGTAACGACTATGCAAGGCTAGGACTAATTACCCGAACGACAGCTATTCACACCCTTATGCTGTCACTGCCTTGCACCTACTTTGATTAAAGGGTGTAGGGGTGTGAGTTATGGACTTTATCGAAAAATATAGAACTAGAAAAGACGAAATAGAGAACGATTATATTAATGCTTGTCTATTTATTAGAACTTATGCTGACGCAAGCAATATGAATATTGCAGAAGTTGCTAAAGCTATGAAATTCATAAACCTACATAATACTTTGAGCACATATAACTTTAACGAACAATTAGATTATGAAATAAACAAAAATTCTGTACTGGAGGAGCTGTTAGACGATGTTATTAGCTATGGTCACTTGTACAAAGGTAGTATTAAAGAACATACATATAATAAATTTGCCCAAACTAAGATAAATATAATCGAATTGAACAGTGTTGATGGTATTAGTTATCCACCCATTCCTAAAAACTATGAAGATAAAGCTAGCGAACAAGATACACCTTTAAACAAAGCCCTTGATGCGGTATTAGAGTTCAAAGCGTCCTTCTTAACTGGAGAGTTAGCTAAGAAAGTGCTGCATAGACAAAACTATTATTCTCCTTTTGAAGCCAGTTGTCTGATTGCAGGTCAAATGCCTGATGATTTAAGACAAAAATATGGAGCTTACGAGATATGTAAAGAATGGGACTATTTATCTGCTAGGGCTTACGTGAAAAAAGCTTTCGATGACGGTAGGTTGTATCTCACAGAGGAATGTCTAGGCATTCCAGCAATAAGGCTTAAAATAGTGCTATTTGAAGATAAAAAGATAATAGAGGGTTTTAATGACGATATTTTATTAGAGATATATCAAGAATATATTAGTCCAGTAATCCATATTGAAAGCCATGGCGGTTTATTTAGCGATGGTAAAGAAAAGATAACGCTTAGAGTGCCACCTGATTTTGAAGAAAATTTATTCAATTCTTATCCAATGCTATTAGAACGTAAACTAAAAGAACTAGAAGAAAAAACAGATCAAGATGATAAAACTATAGTCAATCCTACTTAAAAATGTTATAAACTAATTAACAAATTCAATTGTTATTATAAAGACCATGACTTACTCACTAGATTTCCGCAAACAAGTACTAAAAAGCTTAGACGAGGGTATGACCTT